GTCGCCCGCCGTCGCCGTGCCTCTGTCGCCCGCCGTCGCCGTGCCTCTGTAGCCCGCCGACGCCGAGCCGCTGTCGCCCGCCGTCGCCGTGCCTCTGTAGCCCGCCGTCGCCGTGCCGCTGTCGCCCGCCGTCGCCGTGCCTCTGTCGCCCGCCGTCGCCGTGCCGCTGTCGCCCGCCGTCGCCGTGCCTCTGTAGCCCGCCGTCGCCGTGCCGCTGTCGCCCGCCGTCGCCGTGCCTCTGTCGCCCGCCGTCGCCGTGCCTCTGTCGCCCGCCGTCGCCGTGCCTCTGTCGCCCGCCGTCGCCGTGCCGTGGATGATCGCCGAGCCAACGGGGGCCGCAGCCTGGATCAGGGCAGCAGCATCCTTGGGCGATCCCACGAAGCGCACGAGCCCCCTGGGGAACTTGACCTTGCCATCGAGCTCGACGATGGAGGATGCCTCCACCTCGACGATGAGCCACTTGGCGTCAGGGTCGGCGTGGACATCCCCGCACGTCCCGATGTGGCCCACGCCCCAAAGCCAGCCGTGCAGGCCGTTCCCGCACTCCTTCGTGGGGCGCCAGTCCGGTGCCTTGGCTTCCTCGCCGACGCCCGGCCACACGAAGCCGTTGCGGCTCAACATGTCGGGGTGGCAGACCCGGAGCACGAACACGTGCCCGGGTGCTGGGATGAGCGGCTCGATCAACTTGTTGTCTGCGGCGTCTGTCTTCACGTTCTTGCTTCTCCTGTTCTTCAGCGGCTTTTTATTCGACGCCTTGACGAGGTAGGCGCGCGCCTCGTCGACGCTCATTGCTGGCGTGCCCTCACGACGGAGCGCGATCTCGGCGGCCTCGACGGAGCGATCGTCGCCGAGGGCGGCGCGGTCCCGCATGAGCTTGCGGATCCTGCTGTCGCTGATGGCAAGCGTCTCGAGCTCGGCGGTCCCGGTCAGCTTGCCGCCGTCGATGCGCACGAGGAACAGCTTCGTTTGCGAGCCTTCCGGCGAGCCTTTGTCGACGCCGAGAATCGCCCTCATCGTCTGGTGGCTGCTCACCATCTCGCGCATGACCGATTCCGTCACGACATCCCTGATGGCCGGGGTGTGCAAGATGTCAGCGAAGCGGTAGCTCCGCGCCTGCACACCAGCCTCGTGCTCGTCCATCGGCTGGTCGAACTGCGGCTCCGCCCGTTTGATCTCGAGCAGGTCGCCGTCCTGCATCGATAGCTTCGCCGCGGTGATGCCGGTCTCGTTCTCGCTGCACCATCCCGCCGCCCGCGCGCGCCGCTCGGCGTCCAGAACGGGCGGCGGCGAGATGTCGTCGACGATGAGCCCGGCGGCCATCCCCTTCTCGACCAGCGCCCGCGCGGCGCTCGCGGCGGCGTCGCCCGCGTGTTTGTAGATCCGCGCCGGCAGCGGTGGTGCCATCGTCGGAGGTAGCGGCGGCGCGCCTTCGATGTCGAGCACGGACTGCTCGATCCGCTGCCGTGCCTCGTGCAGGTGGCCGAGCACGGACGGCGGCGCGCCCACGGCGATGGCCTCGCGGGCGAGGTCCACGAGCCGTGCCTTGATGCGGCGCAGGATCGCCGGGACGTTGGCCCGCCTCGTCAGGGTGATCGGAACCTGGCCCGGCGGTGACATCTCGAAGCCCTCGGCTGCCTCGCGTAGATCCGCGACGAACACAGCGACCGCAGACGGGTCGGACGGTGGCCGCAGCACCTCGAGAACTTCGCGAGCCACGATGTCGGCGGTGAGCCCCACGAGACCGCTATTCCGACGCAACACCTCGCGCACCTTGGCCAGCGTTCCCACGTGGCCGGCGTCGGGCGCCGGCGGCGTGACCCGTACCAGATTGCCGACGACGTGATCGATGCGAGCTGCGCCGACCTGCCACCCGTGGCCAGCGCAGATGCCGGCCGCGCGCGCCCGCTGGGACGCGGTGAGCCCCCGGCCGTCGGCGTCCTCGCGCGGAATGCCGGTCGCGTCGAGCGCGGCTCCGATCGCGCGGATCTCCTCGTCCCGATCGATCTCGGCGAGGCGCGCGGCCTCGAGCTGGCTGCGTTGCTCGACGATCCGCTCCTCCGCCACGCGGAGTCGGTCGCGCGCCTCGTCGAGGGCAGCGAGGATCGCGCGCGGCGTCGCCATGACCGGGATGTTCCAGCCGGCGGCCGGGTCGTACTTCTCCGCGTCGTGGATGTGCACCGGGTACGGCATCACGCAGGCGACCGCGCGCCCGGTCGCCGCGTACTCGTCCTTGGTCATGCCGAGCTCGACACGCGCGGCGTCGGCGCCCTGGAACACGTCCTGACGATCGCCCTCGTCGAGCGCCACGACCACGGCGCCCTCGCGCACCGCGGTGCGCCCGATCAGCGACGCGCTCCACACCCGGCCCCGGTTGAGCGCGTTCGCCACCTGCTCGAAGATCGACATCCAACCCTTATGCGGGGATTGTCCGATTAAGTCAACTACCGACGCTCGGAGTCCGCAACCATCGCGGCGGCCCACGGGTCTTCGGCTCCGATCTCCGCGTCCCCCATCACCGCGATGTGCGCGCCGTTCAGCCGCGCGGCGTCCACGTCCCGCCGGCCGATCAGCAGCCCGTCTCGGTACACGATCACCGCATCGCTCATCGCGGCCAGCGCGATCGCCGCGGCGTCGAGCTTCGCCCGGTCGGCCGCGCCGTGGCGCACGAGGTAGGGGGAGACCGGGACCGCGCCGGGCACCTGGATCAGCGCGATGCGCGCGAGTTCCATGCCGGCCTGCCACGCCGCGTAGTGCGACGGCGCCGGTGACGTGGGCGCCGGCAGCGGCCAGGCCAGGTAGCAGATGACGGGCAGCCCCAGCGCGATCCGCGCGCCCGCCGTGAGCCGGATCGGCGTGCGTTCCCTGGCTCGACGCTCGGGCAGGTGCGGCACGATCAGCCCCTGCGCGCGCGCCGTGTAGACCGCCTTGCTCACGTTCGACGGCCTGCGCCCCATCCTGGCCGCGAGCTCGTGGTTCGTCGGCCCGCGCCCGAGCTCGGCGGCCAGCGCCGCGATCGCCTCGAGCATCACCACCTGACGGCGGGTACGTGGCAGCGGCAGCCCCACGCTCAGTTCTCCTTCAGCGGGTCTTGCCCGCCGATGTGCACCTTGGGCTCCGTGCCGGTCTCCTCCGCGTACAGCGCGATCGCCGCGCCCATGAAGCCGCCGAGGAAGGCAACGCGATCGCGCTCGGTCGCCGCCGCGTATGCCCGGCGGATGTCGAAGTCGACGAGCAGCGCCGGCTTGCAGCACGCGAAGTCCGGCGTGCATTCGCCGCCGTCGAGGTGCGCGACGTTGCCGTCCTTGTCGGTCAGCTCGAGGGTGTTCGCCCGGTGCACGGCGTCGCCGCGCACCCACCGCTCGATCTGCTCCTCGCGCGAGATGGGCTCGCCCTTGGGCGCGGGCGTCATGGACGCGCGCACCACAGCGCCAGGAGTCGCGCCCCGGCTTCGCCAGTCACCATCTCGAACAGCACCCCGAGGATGTCGGGCTCGAGGGGGCCGCGGTTCGGAATGACCCACATCCCCGACGACATCTCAGACGCCAGCGTCGCAATGTCAGCCGCGGGCTCGAGACCTCGCCGATCGATCACCGTCGACTGGTAACGACGGCGCACGTCCTCGATCGTCGCGTCGATCTCGGATGCGGCAGTCGTCGCGTCGGCGGTTGTCACGTCGAGGAGATGCCTGCGATCGCCGTGGATGGCGAGCGTGACGAGTGCCGTCACACCGGCACGATCGGCAACCCCGGTGATCGTCCGGTAGCCACTCGGGACCCTGGAGAGCGCCCACGCCATATCCCGGCCGTGACCCTCGCGGAGCGCGCCCAGCACCCCACGAAAGACCACGGCGCCGTAGAACGTCGGCGACTCCGACGGATCGCGCACCGGATCGTACGTCGCCCGGAACACCGTATCCTTGATCGGGTAGTAGTGCACGCCGTCGGGCTCCGGGGCGATCCAGTCCCCGGGCGACAGGTAGCAGCGCTGATCGTGAATCGTCACGACGTATGGAGTGTCGTCCTCGGGCCGGCGGAACACGCCCGGCGGATCCTTGCTCGGGTGGCCGTCGAACTGGACAGCTTCTATCTCGGTTGGCTTCCTTCGAAATCGCATGTCGTCCTCCTTGGTGGTTGTCGTCTATGACGCCGCGAGCTGCGTCTGGCCGCGCCGTCGGAGCACGTCCTCGGCGAGCTTGCGGATGTGATCGTCGCTCGCGCCGGTGAGCTCCGGCGTCCCCGCCTTGTCCGGATCCACGATGCCCTGCGCCTGCGCCTCCTTGATGCCGAGCACGTCCGCGATCACGGGGTCGGAGCCCTCCTCGGCGACCAGGTAGTAGGCCATCACCGGATCGGTCTGGCCGTCGCGGTGCACGCGGGCATCGCACTGGTGATGGACGGCCGGGCTCCAATCGAGCTCGCCATAGACCACGGTGCGCGAGACCTGCTGCAATCCGTCGAGCCCGGCGCCGGCGCGCAGCGAGATGATCAGCACGCGCGCGAGCCCCTTCATGAAGGCTTCGCGCGCGCGATCCTTTTGGACCTCGCTCTCCTCGCCCGTGTACATCGCGTACGGGACCTCGGCGCCGCTCCGCTCGAAGGCCGAGCGCCAGATCGCGTAGACCTCGTGATGCCATCCATACAGCACGACGCGCTCGCCGGCCTCGACGAGGAGCCTAACGAAGTCGGCCACCGCGGCGGCCTTCGCGATCCCGGTCGCCTGACGGAGCCTGAAGTCGAGCTCTCCGGCGGCCTGCATCCGCTCGAGGTTCGTGCCAATGCGCTCGAGCACGCGCCGCGCGAGCTCCGCCACGTCCGCCGTGGCCTCGTTGAGCCGGCTCTCGTCGCACTCGACCACGTGACGAACGATGGTGAGCGCCGGGATTTCGCGGCCAACGTCGAGCCGCGTGCGGCGGATCATCAGCCCCGCCTCGCGCAGGTACGTGCCGAGCGCCGCCGGGTCGGAGACCCGCGCCTTGTTCTCGTCTCCTCGGAATTCGCCGCACCACTCGTCGAGGAACTCCTTCCGCGTCCCGAGCTGGCCCGGCGCGATCGAACTAACCACGTTAAAGATCTCAACGCCGTAGTTGTAGATCGGTGTTCCGGACAGGCCGATGCGCAGGTCTGCCGCCTGCATCAGCGCGAAGACCGCGTCGTACTTGCCGGTGCCGCTGTGCCGCAGTTCCTGGCATTCGTCGGCCACCACGGTACGGCACAGCCCGGCGAGCTTCTCCACCCACCCCTTCACCTTGTGGTAGTTGATGAGCAGAACGTCTGGGACGCCGGTCTGCTTGACCACCTTCCGGCGGCGCGTGACCGGATCGATCTCCACGCGATGCTCGCGGAAGTCGTACGGCTGCCCCTTGCGGATGCGGTGCACGCGCAGCGCCGGCGCGAACCGCGTGAGCTCGCGCTCCCACTGCCGCGTCAGGTGCGTCATCGTGATCACGACTGCCGGCAGCGCGCCGGGGGCGGTGAGCGCGCAGATGGCGGTGACCGTCTTGCCGACGCCCATCTGATCCGCGATCAGCAGACCCCCTGTCTTGATCGCCAGATCCGCGGCCAGCCTCTGGTACGCGCGCGGCGGCAGCGCCAGCTCGAACTCGCGCGGCACGTACCCCTCCGCCTCGATCGCCTCGATCGCGGCGAGCTTCCGCTCGTGCGTCGCGATGAGCTCGCGGAACCGCGCCTCGCTCGCCGGGTCGATGTCCAGCGGATGCCGCTCGCGGAACCAGTCCAGGTCGTACGCCTGCGCCGGCGTCGCCGAGAGCTTGAACACGCCGGCCTTGTACCGCTGCACCCCGCCGAACAGCCGGCGCAGCCGGATGCTCACGTGCGGCGGCGCCGCGATCGTGATCTCGTTCCCCTCGATCGTGATCTTCCCGTGCTGCATCAGAGCGCGAACTCCTGTTGGGGCACCGCAGCGAGGCAGTGCGGAGAGAACCAGATCCGTTCCTGCGCGCGCGACTTCGCCGAGCTCGTCGACGCCCACGCCACCGCCGTCCAGGACGGCGGCATCACGTGTTCGCCTTCAAAGCCGCAGAGCGCGATGCGGAGCTGCGGGTTGTCGCCGTTCGCGATCGCCCACTCGCGCACCAGCGCAGAGACGTGCGCGTCGTCCTCGCGGTACAGCCGCCGGTCGCGGAGCTCGTGCGTGTAGGGCGGATCGAGCAGGACGCCGCACGGAGTCATGCCGTGGGCCGTGTCGATGCCGAGCGTGGAGCGGCCGACGACGCGTGTCCAGTCGCCGCAGCACACCCGCACGTTGCGCAGCCGGTCGCTCAGGCGCTCGAAGATATCGGGCGGCGACCCGTCGCGGTGCACGCCCTTGTTGCGGTGGGTGAGCGGCTTCTTCCTCGACGGTGCGTGGATCCCGTGGCCGGGCGTGCCGACCTTGGGCAGGCTGCGATGCAGGCGCTCGTCCGAGTGACACCAGCCGTTGCCGATCCACGCGCAGATGCCCCAGATCCACCACCCGGCGATCTTCGGGTCGAACCAGTCCGGATCTTCGATCAGCCGCTCGAGCAGCGGCGCCTGGCCCACGAGCCAGCGATGGCGGGCATGGAGATCCGCCTCGTTCACAGGCCACTCGCACCACTCGGCCACCGCGTCGGGCGCCAGCTTGATCGCGCGCCACGCGTTTGCGATGTAGCCATCGAGATCGTTCACGGTCTCGACCTTGGCCGCGTGCGGACGGCCGAGCAGGCAGCCGAGCGACCCGGCGAACGCCTCCACGTAGTTCGGCACGTTGCCGAACGCGCGCCAGATCAGCGGGGAGGCGAGCGTCTTGCCGCCGAACCACGGGAACGGCGCCCGTAGCTCCTGACGCCAGTCGGTGTCTCGGTGCTGCATCAGAACGCCTTCAGCGTGAAGACCCGGAACGGTTTCCCGCCGAGCGTGTTGGGTTCGGCACCGCCGAGCAGCGCGTGCGCCAGCCGCGCCGAGGTCGTGACCACCGCCACCGCGTCGACGCCCGCCGTCATCGCGTAGCGCTGCGCCTGGCGCTCGACCGCCGCCGCCTGGCCGCGGACCTTGAGTTCGAGCACGACCGACGCGGCGCCGTCCGGCCCAGCGTAGGTGATCAGGATGTCGTACCGCCCCCGCTCGGCGATCACCTCGCGGTGCGCCACGATGCGTGGCTCCTGACGGAGCGCCGCGTGGACCTGGCGCTGCAGGTCGGCCTCGCAGGTCACGACGAACACGTAGCGCGCGAGCAGCGCCCGGATCGCGGTCAGCGCCACGTCCACGTTGCGCTCGAGAACGGAGGCGCCCGTCACGGCGTCCTCGTTGGAAACCAGCCGCCGGCCGGCCGCGGGCCGCAGACGATGAGCCGCTTTCGCTCGAGCTGCTGCAGCGTCTGGCTCACGTTGCGGGGGTCGAGCTGCAGCGCGTCCGCGATCTGCTTGCCCGTCGGCGAGCGCCCGTGCTCGGCGTGGAAGGCGACGAGCCACGCGAGCACGGCGGCCTGCCTCTCGCTCAGCGGCTTCGGCGGCTGCAGCACCGGCCACGGACGTGGGAGCGCGACCGGCCCCGCGTCCACCGGGCCCACGAAGCGCGCGCGCCGGGACCGAATCTCGGCGTCGCCGTCGGCGAAGTCCCCGGCCTGCACGGCCACGATCAGCGCCGCGAGCGGGCCGCTCGTGCGCGCGTCGGACGGCACCGCGCAGATCGCCGCCACCAGCGCCGCCTTCGGATCGGGCAGCGCGCTCTGGTGGTCGTGGTACGCCCCGCACAGCAGGTCGCCCACCACGCGCACGAGCGCCGGCCGCGCCGTCGTGGCCACCTCGATCAGCGCGATCAGCCGCGCGTGCAGCCGCGCCGAGGCGTCGCCGAGCTGCTTGCGGACGAGGTCACTCATCGAGCCTTGGCCTCGGCGTCGCGCCGCAGCTCCTCGCCGAGCTCCGCGAGCAACGTCTCGATGAGCTTCGTGCGGTCCCCCGAGCTGGCGACGGCCAGCCGCTCCGCCCCCACCGCGAGCCGGCCGCCGGCGGCCTCGCCCCTCGGGCCGTCCGCGCCCACCGACAGGACCACGCCGCCCACGAGGTCGGGCTGCGCCTGCGGGCCGTGGACCAGCCGCCACCCCGCTGGCAGCAGCCCGGCGATGTAGTCCATCGACCACTGGCCGGGGAGCCCGGTGGTGATCGCCGCGATCGGGTCGCCGCCCTTCATGGCCGCCTCCCCAGCTTCACGCCGGGCACGTCGCCGCATTGCTCGCGCACCTCGCGGATCACGCCGGGCGCGGCGGCGAAGGTCCGATCGATGTCGGCGGCGTCGAGCGCTGGCTCGACCCGTTCGAAGCCGACAGCCCACACCCAGGGGTTCGCGGCCCACCCCGCGGACCTGTCGATCACCGTTCGCCACCGTCCGGTGGGGCCGCTCTCGTCGATCTCCTCGACTCGCGTTCGGCGCTTGCCGTTGATGCCTTCCCAGAGCTCCGCGTACGCAGCCCGGCTCGTCACGCCCTCGGCGCGCGCGTCGGCCTCGGTGATGTCCTGCAGCCGCTGCACGCGGACCTCGCCGATCTCGAGCGTGATGCGCGAGGCCCACCGGAACATGTGGATCGCGGGCGTCCACTTCGTGACGCGCAGGCGCATGGCTTCGCCGCGGCCGTTGCTGTAGTCGAATCCGCCATCGTCGTCACACGTCGCCCGGTAGGCCACGCACTCCGGCACGGGCGTGTCGATTCCCTCGCCAACCGAGAATCGCGCGTGCGTCTCGCGCACCCACAGCCGATCGCCGGGGTAGCCGTACGGGCACCGGATGCGCGGGTGCATCGCCTCGCGGTGGTCGCGCGGATAGACCTTGAGGTAGGGGCCGGGACCGAACACGTCCGTCCCGCCCGGATCGATGCAGACCTCGCCCACGTCCTCCGGCATGCGCACGGTCCGCCGCGTCTGCGTCTTCGTACCCGCGAGCAGCGCGCGCACCATCGGCGCGCTGAACAAGATCGGCCGCTCCTTCACAACTTCCTCGATCCGTCCGGGCTGAACCCGCGGCCGACGTTCTCGGCGCAGGCCGGGCACCAGCTCACGCAGCCGTCAACCGAGCTCGGCACGTGCGCCAGCGTAGATGGCTCGGGCGTGGCCGGCCCGCGCGCGGTGTCGAGCTTCGGCGCGTCGCCCGCGGCGATGCGAACGCGCGAGAGCTCCTGGAACAGATCGTGCTCGATCTCGCCGGTCTCGCAGTCGTCGCCCGTCGAGTGCGACTCGCACTGGTCGGAGTCCTGGAGGCGGCACGCCAGCACGAACACCTTGCGGAGGTCCGCGAGCGGCACGCTGAAGACCGCGAAGTCAGGTGCATCAGCCACGGGTCACCTCCGGGAACGCGTCGTGGATCTTGTCGTCGAGGATCGGCAGGTGCCGCTTCCCCTTCACGCGCTCGCCGCCGATGCCGGGCGCGTCCTTGCCGGCCCACTGCTTGAAGTGGAACGCGACTCCGTGCCGGGCGGCGGCGTCGCGCGCGGTGCGCACCCACGACGGGTCAGCCGGTCGCGCGCCTCGGCCGCTCTCGTCGCCGACGATGAGCCAGTCGATCTGTGGGTCGGCGACGATGCCGCCGTCGGCGTAGTCGAGGCGCGGCTCGAGTGCGCGATCCCAGTCCTGATCCGTGATGTGCTCGAGAAGCGGCTCGCACGAGATGAACCGGACCACGGCCGGCGTCCGGCGCAGGATCTCGACGCGCGACAGCGACGAGCGCACGCCGGCGGTGACGCCGAGCCAGACGTTCGGCCACGGCTTGGCAACCTCGGCCAGCTGCTCCTCGTCCATGTACCGGCCGCCGTCGTTCACAGGGCGCGTGATCCACGGCAGCATCGTCGCGAAGTTCTCGGGACGCTTCGTGAGGAGGAGCCAGTCGAGCCACGGCGTTTCGTTGATCAGGCGCCACAGTCGGCGTCGTTCCTCTTCCATGCGGGCCGCGATCTCGGGCACCGGGTGACGCTCGAACAGGTCGCCCATCGACTCGCAGAACACGCGCCGCCGCTCGCCGGCTTTCTTCGCCTTGGCGTTCAACGCCAGCGGCTCGCGCCAGTGCGCGTCGCTGAAGAACTTCCGCGGTCCGGTGCGCTGCCAGTGATCGCCACCGAGTCGATGATCAAACGCCTCGGCGTAGCAGTGAGTACACTCGTCGGAGATCTTCCAGCAGCCCCACCACGGATTGAAGGTGTGGTGGGTCCACGAGATGTTGGTCTTGTCACCCACGGGGCGGCTCCTTCTCGACCAGGCCGAGGCCGTAGAGCGTGAGGTGGTGGAACTCCTCGGCGGTGTAGCGGCGCCAGCGCGGATCGCCGTCGGGGTACTCGGTGACCTTCGGAAAGAATCCCTGACTCGGGCGATCGATCCACACCGGCTGCTCGTACAGCCACACCCCATCGAGTCCCACGTCCAGGATCGTCCGCGAGCACGTCACGCACGACGGCCCGCCGCCGGCGACGAGCTCGCCGCCCACCACCTTCACGTGGACCAGTTCGAGCGTGACAGCCCGGCCCATCCGCAGCGGCAGCGCCGCCATGATGGCCCGCTCCTCGGCGTGGACGCACAGCTTGCCGCATGCCTCGCGGCACGCCGCGTCGCCTCGGCACTGGAAGGGCGGTGGCTGGCCGTTGTGCCCGACGCCGAACACGCCGAGCGCCCGCGAGAACACGGCGGCGCCGCGGCTCGACTTGAGGCACGCCCCTTGCGCCCGGCCCTCGCGCGCCGCGCGGATCGCGGCCTCGATCGCCTCCTGTGGTGGTGTCGACTCCATCAGCGTCCTCCTCGGTCCAGAATGTCCTCGAGCATCCCCAGCGATTCCTCGTCGATGTTCGCCTCGCGGAGCCCGTCGGCGAGGTGCTCGAGCGCCGCCGACTCGATCTGTCGCACCCGCTCGCGCGACACGAACAGCACGCCCGCGATCTCGTCGAGCTGCGCGTCGTCGTGCAGCGTGCTCATCGCCTCGTCCAGCACGCACGACTTGACCGACGCGGAGGGCTCGTCGAACACCGCCTCCACGAAGTCCTCGATCTCGTCATAGGCGCGCTCGTCGGCCTCGCGGCCCGGCGGGATCAGGCGCGCCGCGCCGGTGCTCGCCGATCGGTACCGCGCGTTGAGCACGATCGACCCGTCGGGCAGCATGTCCAGCAGCAGGTTGAAGCGGCAGCCCACGAACGGGCACGGGCGCGGTCCCTTGCGGCAGTCGCCGACCGTCCGCGGGCGCGCGAACAGCGCGTCATCGGTGAGTATGGGCAGTCTCGTCGGGTTTCTCACCATGGCTACAGCAGCGCTCCCTGCGTCGTGGCTGCGGCGAGCCCCGCGGCAACGAGCTCCTCCAGCACCCACGCCGGGTCCTTGGTGATCAGGCGCGCGCGGATGAGCACGCCGGGTTTCTGCTCGGTCCACGCCTTGCCGACGTGGGCCGAGGTGATCTGCGAGTCGTCCTCGGCGAGCGCGCCCGCGAGGCCCTTCTTGGTCGCGTCGGTCAGCGCGTCGCCAACCGCGCGCGCGAGCTTGTCCCAGTCTGGCTTCGTGTCCGGGGTCGGGTGGCGCATCCCCTCCGCCGACAGCGCGCCGCGGCCGGTGTAGTGGGCGTCCGGCCGGCGGCGCAGGAACACCATGAACATCTCGAGCGCCCCTGGACGCGTCACGACCCGCGCGCCCGCGGCGTTCCGCGCGCTGATCGCGTAGACCCGGATCAACCCCTGCCACGCCTCGAGCGCCTTCCCGCCGTCGTCGGTCACCACCGCCCCGACGATGCGCCCGCCGATGCAGTTGCGCCGGCCGCACCGCTTCCCCGGCACGCACGCCGTGCAGGGTCCGCGATCGATCGGGAACGCGTCGTGGTTGCCTTTGCTCAGCGGCTCGCCCGCGACGAAGAACCGTATGTCCAGGGGCGCGCTCATCAGTTGTCGTCGCTTCCCCCGTCGCCGGTGTCCTTGACCTTGCCGACCTTGGCCTTGACCACCTCGGCGAGCGACACCTTGCGCTGGTTGCCCTCGCCGTCCTCGTAGCGGTAGCTGGTGAGGTTGTGCGAGACCATCACGGCGACGAGCGCCGCCTGCGCCTTGGTCTCCTTCTCGCCGAGCTGCATGCGCTCGTCGCGCAGCACGCGGTACTCCTCCGCTGCCGCCTCGATCTCCTCGATGACGGGCGCCGCGGTTCCTTCGATCTGCAATTGTGCTCTGGCCATGTCGCTGTCTCCTACTGGTTAGTTGCCTGCGCCGCATCGACGCGCCGTTGCGCGTAGTCGGCCCACTTCTTCGCGAGATCGAGGCCCACGGCCCCCATCCGCAGATGCTTCGCAGCGGCGAGCAGCGTGCCCGAGCCGCAGAACGCATCGACCACGGTCTCGCCCGGGGTCATGAAGTCGCGCGTGATCTCCTTGATCAGCTCGAGCGGCTTCTGTGCCTCGTGCACGCGGTGCTCGCCGCGCACCACGCCGGCCGTGTACACGCCGTGCTTCCCCCCGCCGTTCCACCGCATCCGCCGCCCGCGGTGGTGCGCCACCACGATCACCTCGTGGCCCGAGCTCGGCCGGTCGCCGGTCATCTGCGGCGTGGCGCTCTGCCGCGGGCGCTCGTGCGTGAGCTCGGCGTCCCCGGTCTTCACCCAGATCATCGAGCGGACGTAGACCATGCCGGCGGCCTCGAGCGCCGTGGCCCAGTCCATCGAGCTCTCGTGATCCGAGAACACCAGCGCCCACCGCCGGCACGCGCGCGCCGCCCACGCCGCCCACCGCAGCCGCTTCTCCGTCGTCGCCGGATCGAACCCGAGCGGCATCGGCGCGCTGATCCCGTGCTTCGTCTCCTTGCCGCGCCGCGTGTTGTCCTGCGTCCGCTTGTCGTACGGCGGATCCCAGAACACGTGATCGAAGGCGCCCTCGTCCACCTGCACGTCTTCGATCGCCGCGCAGTAGGCGAGCTGCCGCCCGCGCAGGTCGGTCATGAACTGGCTATCGAGCTTGAGCATTACCGTCCTCGCATGGCGCGTGCCTGTTGGTAGTCGAGCGCGGAGTTGTAGATGGAGTGCGTCGGGGCGTCGAGATAGAGCCGGAGTTCGCCGCCGGCAGCGCCCTGCGCGTTCTTCAGCACGAGCATGTACAGCTCCGACTCGTCGTGATTCTTCGCGTCGTACTTACACGGGTAGTAGATCCCGTAAATCATCTTCCCGTCCTGCTCGAGCGAACCCGAGTCGCGGATGTCGCTCAGGCGCGGGCGGTGATCGTCGCGCTTCTCCACGTCGCGGTTGAGCTGGCAGAACGCCACCACCGCGAGATCGTCGGTGGACGCGAACGTCGACAGGACGCGCGAGATATGCGACACGCCCTCGTCGCGGGTGCGCGCCCATTCGGGGGTCGGCATCTTCTGGATGTAGTCGACGAGGATCTGCCGCAGCCGCGGCTTGCCGAGCGACACCCGCCGCACGTTCTCGCGCCGCACGCGCCGCACGAGCTGCTCGACCGACCAGCCGGAGCAGTCGAGGAAGCTCTCCTGGCGCGCCATCGCCCGGCCAGCGCCGCGCACGAACGCGCCGAGGTCCGCGCCGGCGTCGAGCTTGCGCGCGCGGATGCGCTCCGTCGCGAACCCGGTTTCCTGCGCGAGGGCGCGCTGGCCGAAGCTGAGCCCGGCGTCCTCGTACGAGCACAGCAGCGAGTCCATGTCCGCGATCGTCTTGGCCGCCTTGGCAAAGCTCATCGCCACCGATGTTTTGAACGTGGCCGGCCGGGCGATCACGAGGGTCATCACCCCGATCGGGTTGCCGCCGCACCGCTCGTCGATCGCCGAGACCCCCGTGGGCACGCCGGCGTAGACCAGCTCGCCGCGCGCCCGCGCTTGCACGTCGGCCACCACGCGGTCTGCCTCGGTCGCCGCGAGTTGGCCCATCGTCAGGACCGGCGCCTCGGCGGCCACGCGGATCTGCATCAGCGACGCGTTCGTGAGGTGGATGATCTCCTCGCCGCTGGTGTCGTCGAGATAGATCTCCTCGACGATCTCGCTCAGCCGGACGGCCACGTCCCGCAGCACGCGGGCGTCCACCACGTCGGCCGCGTACGCCTCCACGTTGTCCGCCGTCGGGACGCGCAGCGCGAGCTCGCCGAGGAACGCCACGCCGCCGATCGCCTCGAGCTTCCCCATCCGCTCGATCTCGGTCTCCAGCGTCACCACGTCGATCGGCTTCGAGGCCGCCTCGAGCCCGCGGATCGCCTCGAACACGATCTTGTGTCTGGGGTCGTAGAAGTCGTCCGGCTCGAGCGTCGACAGCAGCGCCAGCACCTCGGGCCGGAGCAGCACGCCGCCGAGGATCGACGCCTCGGCGGCCGGCCGGTGCGGCAGCACGCGCCGGTCGGCTTTGCCCTCGCGCCTACCCACGGCTATCACCCCACGGATCATCGGCGGTCCAGGGCTTGAACTCGGGCGCCGGTCGGTTGTCGGGGATCGAGCCGCCGCGTGGCACCGCGCGCGCCGCCGCGGACGATGTCTGGTTCCCCCGTACCGCCTGGATGCGGTCCCACTTCTCCTCGAGCGAGTCGGGGCTCTGCACCACGAACGGGCTGGCCGTAGGCTGCATCGGCTTGGACGGGTCGCGGTTGAACAGCCACGAGACGGTCCGCGCGATCTCGTCCCAGATGCCCGAGGCGCCGTCGGTGTCCAGCTCGAGCACGTTGGCCGCGCGCGCGAGCTTGGCGTGCAGCTTCGCGAACGAGCGCGCCCACGTGAGCCGGCGACGGCATCGCCCCGCCCACTGCTCGGCGGCCAGCATCGAGCCGGGGGTGCGCTCGATGATCTGCTTGCGCAGGTAGTCAGCCGCCGCCCACGCACGATCTGGAATCGACTCTGCCTCTTGGGCTTCGCGTGTCTCCTTGTCCGGCCTCGGCTTGCGAGGCTTCTTGGGAACAGCAGCTTTGGAGGAAGGGAGATCTTTATTTAGGATCTGAGGATCTGAAGATCTCTCCGGACTCTCAGATCTAGGATCAGATCCGGATCCAGGATCAGATCTCAGATCAGAGAGGTCTCCCTCGAGAAAACTCGAAATGGTCGGGTCGGTCATTTTCAATTGGTTGAGCTGGTCTGGTTTTGGTGGTTTTCCACCTGAGGTTTCGCCGACTTCCAAATGGTCGGGTGGAGCGGTTTCAAATGGCCGGCTCGTCGAGGAGTTTTCAGATGAATTGGTTGACCTCGGCCCGATTCGCTCGCTTTCACGAGCAGTCTCCACGACTTCCAAATGGCCGGCTGACTCGCTCGCGGATCGTCGATACGTGAGACCGATCGTCGTCTTTCCCTTTTGACCTCGGTCACTTGCGACCGAGCAGAACCCGCCAACCTCCAACGCAGCGAGCGCGCGCCGGATCACCCCGCGGTCAACGCCGCAGAGCGCGGCCAGACTATCGTGTGTAGTGACCAGCACGCGATTACCATCTCCAGTCGGAGTGGCAGTTGCGCTGATCGTGAGCGCGACGCGGAGCTGGTCGGACGGCAAGCGCCACCACCACATCTCCATCGAGCTGCGAAGCCACCGTGCTGCCGCGTCGTCGACCATGGGTCATGCGGGCCGGAGGGGGAGACACCCAACCGAGCGCCAGAGCCGCTCGTGGATCCCCGCCAAGAGCTCGCACGTGGCCAGCTCTGGCGATCGGTTCGATGTCTCGGTGTGGCGATCCTTGGCGGGGACCATGCCCTCCGCTCTAGCAAATTCCGGAGTTCACCCGCAAGCAAATTAAACGGGGATTGTCGCAGAATCAGCGATCGGAGAAGAGGTCGTGGTGCCAGTGCTCGAGGTCCACATCCCCAGCGGTGACGTGCTTGATCAGCAGCATCACGGGCACCTGGGGGCAGTGCCGGCCGTTGACGGCGTCCAGCAGGGTCTTCGCGGGGGGTGCGAACGCCGCGTCCACGCCGGCGCTCGGCGCGATCTCCCTGAGCTTGTCGGCGAGCTCGGAGACGGTCCAGCCGCGGGCGCGAATCCAGCGGGCCAGCGCGGTGCGCGGCGGCAGCGGCGGGCGCCCGCGCTTCTTGGTAGGAGCCGCCGGCGGCGGCACCGCAGGCGCGCTGTCGGTCGCCGGCGCCGCAGATCTCATTGGCTTCGAAGCCTTCGGTGGCTTCGTCGCGCGCAATTTCTTCGCGGCCATGCCCGCACGGTATGGGATCACCCGCAAAGGGACAAGCGTCAGTTCACTGGCGAAACCCGGAAATTATCCTGGACAGGCACACCCGCTTTCGGATAGACGGGATAGACGCCCTCGCCAGGAGTTGCAGTGGAACACCCGATGATCATCGCCGGTCGGCCGTGGCTTGTCCCGGTCTGGCTGGACCCCGAGTCACAGCGCGAGGAGTGGCTCCTGTCGCGGCTCGCGGGCATCGGCGGCAGCGACGCGGCAGCCGTCGTTGGCGAGCATCCGTTCAAGAGCGCGATCGATGTCTGGGGCGAGCGCGTGACCGGCGTCGTCGACGAGCGCGAGATGGAGCGCGCCACCGTCGGCCGGATGTTCGAGCCGGTCGTGATGGACTGGTACGCCGCGGGCGCGCCGCGGTGGCCGCGCGACGGGCACCCCTTCCGGATCGTGAAGCCGCCGACGGCGTACCACCGCGATCGGCCGTGGCAGCGCGGCTCCGCCGACGGCCTGGTCTACCTGCCCGAAGTGATCGCGCACCTCGGCGAGGGCGTGGACCTGCTCGCGCACGCGCCGGCCGCCTCGCTCGATCACATCGTCGAGGTGAAGACTCACGGCTGGTTCATGGGTAAGACCTACGGCAGCGGCGGCGAGGGCGCCCGGCTGGACAACGGGGACGGCGCGCTCCTCCTGCTCCCACCCGACAAGCGCATCCAGTGCGCGTGGTACATGGCGCTCTACGACGCGCCGGCGTGCCGGCTGATCGCGCTGATCGACACGCACATCCGGCGAACCTACGAGGTGCCGCGGGACCGCGAGCTGGAGGACACACTCCTCGAGCAGGTGGACGACTTCTGGCGCCACCACGTGCTCACGGGTGAGCCGCCGCCCCCCGACGGCTCCGAGAGCTACCGGCGCTACCTCGCGGGCCGGTTCAAGACGCACAACGCCGAGCTCGTGCCGACGACGCCCGAGATCGACGAGGCCATTCGCCAGCACACCGAGATCAAGTCGGCCAAGCGCGAGCTGGCCGCGCTCGAGGAGAAGGCCGAGCAGGCGATCAAGGCGCACATCGGCGACAAGCTCGGCGTGGCGACGCGGCTCGGGAACGTGACGTGGAAGGCGCAGCGCAGCGGGAAGCTGCGCGAGGCCGACGCGCGCGCCGAGCTCTACAAGGCCGTCGGCTGGACCGACGGCGAGATCCTTGAGTTCGAGGGGCGTCATGCGATGCCCGATCACCGCGTGCTGCGCACGCCCAACCCCAAGCGGAAGTGAGACCCGACGCCATGGCTACCCCTGCACCCGCCACCACCAGCTCGACGCTCGCCGACACGCTCAACGCGCCCGGCGTGAAGGAAGCGATGGGCGCCGCGGCGGCCGACGCGCCGCCGGCAGACCCCGACGCGCGCCCGAGCGGCGACTCGCCGAACGCGCCGCCGGCACCACCGCCGCCCGACCCGGCCGCTCAGGCAGCCGCAGCCGCTCAGGCAGCCGCACAGGCCCCGCCGATCAAGCGCGACCCGGTTCCCTACGAGCCGACGAACGTTGACGAGATGTACCGCTACGCGCGGATGCTGGCCGGCGCGAGCTTGCTGCCTCGCGCGTACTACGACCGCGACGACAAGGAGCGCAAGCACCCCAGGATCGCGGATGTCCACTTCGTGCTCCTCAAGGGACAGGCGCTCGCGCTGCACCCGACGGTCTCGATCTCGACCATCAACATCATCGACGGGAAGGCGGAGATCGGCGCGAGCTTGATGGTGGCGCTCTGCCTCAAGTCGGGGCTCTGCGAATACTTCGATCTCGTCCACTCCGACGAGCGCTCGGCCACGTTCGCGACGAAGCGCCGCGGCGGCCGGCGCGAGATCTCGTTCACGTACACCATCGAGGAGGCCGACCAGATGGGGCTCCTCGACAAGGGGAAGTCCGAGTGGGCGCAGGCCAACAACCAGTGGAAGAAACAGCCGCGCACGATGCTGCGCCGCCGCGCGCAGTCGATGCTGGCGCGCGAGGTGTTCCCGGACGTGGTGATGGGGCTCTACGACCACGGCGAGATCAGCGAGATGCGCGAGCGCGAGCTGGCGCTCGGCATCGACCCGGACCGCGTGATCCCGGTGGATCCCGTCGTCGAGTACGAGGGGGCGCCGTCGCTGCCGGCGTTGCCGCCGCCGGGCGAGCGGATCAACCTGCGCCCGGAGCCCCAGCCGGCCGACCTGCGCGAGCCGGTGCCGGCGAAGCGCGCCGACCCGCTCAAGCAGCGGTTGGGCTCGCGCGCCCGCGAGCGTGAGGCGGCGCAGCAGCCGCTCATCGACGACAGCGGCGGGCCGGTGCTGCAGCCGGGCGAGGTGTTCTGCGCGTGCGGCGTGCCGATTCTCGGCAAGCGCGGCGACCAGTGCCAGGCGTGCAAGGGCTCCTGAACCATGACGCAGGCTGATCTCTTCGCGCCGCCCGCGCCGGTGCAGATCGACACGCCGCAGCAGGTGGCGGTGCTCGATCACTTCCGCGATGGCACCGGCGATCTATGCGGGACCGCGCGCGCGGGCGCGGGCAAGACGAGCACGATCATCAAGGGGATCGCGGTTCGCCCACGCCGATCGCGCGCGATGCTGTGCGCCTTCTCGAAGCTGATCGCCGACGAGCTGGCCGCGCGCATCAAGAGCAACGGCGATCCGTGGGCGGAGGCGCGCACGCTTCACGCCGTGGGGAACCGGGCGATCACGCGCGCGCTCGGGCGTCAGGTGCCGAACAGCCGGCGTGAACTCGAGCTCGCGGTGCGGTTCTGCGGCGAGGAGAGCGAGGCCGTCGAGGAGATCGCGAAGCTGGCCGCGCTCGCGAAGGAGAGCGCCCCGGAGGCGGCCGACGACATCGATCGGCTGGAGGAGATCGCGCTGGACTTCGGGCTCGCCGGGGACGAGGAGGACGACAAGGGGTGGTCCATCACCGCCCGCGCCGGCGCCGCGGCCGAGGTCGTGCGCGCGTCGCTGCAGCCGACCGGCGCGATCAGCTTCTCGGACATGCTCTATCTACCGCTCGCGCTGGACCTGCAGCCGGACCAGTACGATCTGGTCGTCGTCGACGAAGCGCAGGACCTCTCGGAGTCGCAGCTCCGGCTCGCGGCGCGGATGCGCGCGCCGGGCGGGCGGATCGTCGTGGTCGGCGATCCGCGACAGGCAATCTTCTCGTGGCGCGGCGCGGCGCCGGGCGCGCTCGAACGGACCGCACAGCAGCTCCGGGCGAAGCGGTTGGCGCTCACGGTGAGCTTCCGGTGTGGCCGCGCGATCATCGCCGAGGCGCGCCAGATCGTGCCGGACATCGAGGCGGCGCCGGGCGCGGCGCAGGGCCGGGTCTGGAGGTGCGGCGAGACGCAGCTCCCCACGCTCGCGCAGCCCGGGGACTTCATCCTCTCGCGAACGAACGCGCCGCTCGCGCGCACGTGCCTCGCGATCCTGCGCCAGGGGAAGCGCGCACGGATCGCCGGACGCGACCTGGCCGGCGGGCTCATCAAGCTGATCTCGAACCTCGGCCGCGGCGGCGCCACGCTGGACGTGTTCCGCGTGCGGCTCGAGGGGTGGCGCGAGCGCGAGGTAGCGCGGGCGGTGGCGGCGAAGCGCCAGGCGCGCGCGGACCTGGTGGCCGACCAGGCCGACATGATCGCGGAGATCGCGCGCGACGCGCAGACTGTGGACGGGCTGATCGCGTTCATCCGGCGCCTGTTCGACGACACCGATACGGCGCCGCGCGTGACGTGCTCGACGATCCACCGGGCCAAGGGGCTCGAGGCGGATCGGGTGTTCGTGCTGCAGGAGACGCTCGACGCCATGCGGCCCTCGACGCCGCTCGAGGAAGTCGAGGAAGCCAACCTAAAGTACGTCGCGATCACCCGCGCGCGGCGTGAGCTGATCTGGACCACGTAGTCGGGGGAGGAGAGAACCAATGACAATCAGCGTGCTACAGGCCAACGCGAAGCTGGAGAGTCTCCACGTCGCCGCGTACCACCACCGCGAGCTCTGGGGGAACATCCAGGCGCTGGCCGACTCGATCCGCGCCCACGGGATCCTCGTCCCGTTGCTCGTGCGCGAGCGCCCGCGATCGCTAGGGGGCTACGAGATCATCCACGGCGCGCGGCGCCGGCGGGCCGCCGAGATCGCCGAGGTCAAGCTCGTGCCGATCCGGATCATCGACGTGGACGACGCGACCGCGATCGCGATGCAGCTCGACGAGAACCTCCAGCGAGAGAACCTCCACCCCATCGACGAGGCGGGGTACTTCAAGGAGCTCTCCGATCGCGGGCAGGACATCGCGACGATCGCGAAGCGGTTCGGCAAGAAGCGGACGGAGGTGGTGCGGCGGCTGGCGCTCCTCGGCCTCTCGGACCGGGCGCGCGCGGCGTTCGTGAAGGGCACGATCGACGAGCCGGCGGCGCTGGCGATCGCGACCCTCGACGTGCAGGCGCGGCAGCACGACATCCTCTCGGCGATCGCGGCGGGCTCGCTGCAGGTGGAGGAGGTGCCGAGCTACGTCGCGCGCGAGCTGCAGGCGTCGCTCGAGGATGTGCCGTGGCGCGTGTCGGACGCCGAGCTCGACGCGAAGGCGGGCGCGTGCACGGCCTGCCCGAAGCGGACGAGCGTGCAGCGGGACCTGTTCGCCGAGGGGCGCGGGGACCGCTGCCGTGACCTCGGGTGCTTCCGGAAGAAGATGGACGCGACGTTCGCGATCGCGGCGTCGAAATCCGGGGTGACGGTGCTCGAGGAGGACGCCCCGGCCGTGTTCATGCCCACGTCGGGCGGCCGGCCGTCGGTGATGCGCTCCTCGGGGATGGTGGACGCCGAGTCGCCCTGCCCGCACCTCGTCGGCAGCACGTGGCGGACGGCGGTGGAGGAGGCGTCGGACCCCGAGAGCCCGCCGACGCTGTACCTCGCGCGGGACCAGGACCGGCGCCCGCGCTACCTATTCCGCGAGCCGCTGGTGACGCGCCTCGTGAAGCGGTCCGAGGCCGCCGTGGCGCAGGCCAAGGTGCGCGAGGAGGCCGATCCGGCGAAGCCGGACGTGTCCGCGCGCGCCGAGGCCCGGGTCCGGAAGGCCGTGATCGCGCAGCTCGCCGAGGCGGTGGCGGCCGGGGACCACGACACCTGGCCGTGGATCGCCGGCCGGCTGCTCGAGAGCGCCTCGGCTCGCTCCATCGCGCAGACGGCGGACCAGTTCGAGGAGGTGTCCAAGGAGGAGGCCCCAGGGCTCGAGGGCAAGGCGGCGCTCCTCATGCTGATCTCGAGGTCCACCCGGTGGGCCAAGCGCGTGGCGGTGTCGGTGCAGATCCGCGAGGAGGCCGACTTCGTGGGCGAGGTCCCCGCGACCCTGCGCCAGCTCGCCGAGCTCTGCGGGGTGGACGTGGGCGCGATCGAGCGCCAGGTGCGCGGCGGTGACGCGCCGGCGGCGGGCGAGGCGGCGTGACGCTCCTCGGGCCAGCGGAGAGCGCTATCTACGGCTCGGCGGTGGTGGCGGTCTACGTCGAGCTGCTCGCGGAGCCGACCGACCGGGCACAGGCCGAGAACGAGCAGTCGTGCATGCTCGAGGCGATCAAGGAGGCCGAGGAGATCGTGAAGCTCCACCGCCGTCTCGTGGGGCCATCGACGTGAAGCGGGGCGCACCGCTCGCGCGGCGGACGCAGATGGCGCGCACGCCGATGCGCCGCAGCCGCGGCGACGATCGGAACAGCTACGCGCGGCGCGATCGCGACTTCCCGTACATGGGCTTCATCAAGACGCAGCGCTGCGTGGTCGCCGAGCTGGACCCCACGCACGTATGCGATGGGCCGAGCGAGGCCGACCACATCGGGGGCATCGGGGAGCGGGGCAAGGGGATGAAGTGTCCCGACGACGAGACCATCCCGCTCTGCCCGAGCGCGCACCGCGATCGCGGCGGCCGGGCGGGGTACTTCGAGGGATGGTCAACCGTCGACATGCGGGCGTGGGCGGACACGCAGATCGCCCGGTACCAGCTCCGCTATCGCGAGCTCGGCGCCGGCGCGGACCAGCTCGCGATCCTGTTCTGAGCTACGCGGGCGATGCCGGGACCGTGACGGGTCCGCTGCCGCTGCCGCTGTCGCTCGGCGTGGAGCTCGGCGGCGGCGCGCTCGGCGTGAAGGTGTGCGATCCGCCGTAGCGCATGCGCGAGCGGAGAACGCTGGCCACGAGCTTCCCGATCGCCTCCTCGACGTTCGATGCGTCGGTCGAGATCCCGAACACGGCATCGTCGCCGACGTTGTGCGCGTCCTCGCCCTTGCCGGGGTGGCCGATGCCCTTGGGGATGTCGATCTGCACGCCGTAGCTCTCGCGCGAGACCGGGTACCAGGGGAAGCGGGGGCGGACCCACCTCGAGAGCGTGCGCTTGGCGATGGCGTCGTGGACGCCCTCGGGCATCGGGATCGAGACTGGCCGCGTCTCCAGCACCTGATGGGAGTAGGCGATCTTCCCGAACACGATGTCCGCCACGTCGTCGAGGCCGACGCGCCCGCGCATCCACCACGGGTCCTTGGAGCGCCACTCCATCTCGTCCTCCCAGAAGGCGAACCACGCGGCGCCGTTGTGGAACCGGAGGCCGATGCGGCGCTCGTGCGGGTACTTCCGCCCGGGGCGGTGGGCGTTCATGGGCAGCAGCTCGAACAGCCGCGCCGGCAGCGCGGTGAGCGAGATCCAGTAGTGCGCGCCCAGAAGTCCGAACGCGACCGTGACCTCGCGGTCCTCCGGATCGAACGCGATCTCGGCGCCCCAGCCGACGCGCTTGCCGTGCACCCACTCGACGCGGATGGCGCCCGGCTTGTAGTCCTCGCCATCGGCGGTCAGACGCCGGAGCCAGGCTCTGCCGTTGGCGAGCATCGAGCCGTAGCGCTCGGCGCCCGCGGCGCCGGGCTTCTCGTTGAGGTTCTGCGTGGAGAGGCTCACGCCGTGATCGAGGAGCCAGGAGCGGGCGCGTTGTAAGATCGACATGGGCGCCATGATGTATGGCGCCGCCCGTCAATTCAACGCGGAGCTCGGCGGCTCACCTGAGGAGCCAGGGCGGACGAGCGAGACGGTGGCGACACCGGCCTTGTCGCCCGCGATGCCGCTGCCGGTGACGAGAATCGACATCGCGCAGGTGGCGGTGACCACGCTGTCCGGGATGGCCAGCTCGAGCACGACGGGGCCGGGGAAGAACGAGGGCGCCGTCACGGGCAGGGTCAGATCGACGTGCCGGGCGTGGCTCGACGAGGCCAGGCACTGCAGCTTCGCCGAGGCGTTCGCCGCGATGTTGCTGCGCTGGAGGTAGACCCGGAAGCTCTGGATGAAGTCGCCCACGCGGAGCTGCAGCGGGTAGCGCAGCGGGCGCGAACTCGTGCCGAGCACCCAGTGGTCGCCGTCGAAGGATGGCGCGAGCGGATCGCCGGTCGGCACGGCGGCCTGCGCGGGGTGCAGGATCTCCGTGAAGTAGGTATCCGGCGTGGGCTCCGCGACGATGGCGCCGGCGAGGGCGGCCTCAGAGTCATCGCAGGCCGGGCAGATGCTGAGCGCGAGGAGGAGCGGGATCAGGAGTCGGTTCGACATGTCGCGAACCTATCCCGGGGTGCCCGCCTATTCAACGCGGCGAGACGTTCGCCGGCTTCACATCGCGGTGGCCGATCAGGGGTCGCCGCGACCGGCCGCGAAGTAGGACGTGGGGACCTTGTCGAGCCGGAGCCGCGGGCGCGCGTCGGCGTCTCCGAAGATCGGCAGTCCGTCCACGTCGGACATCAGGCCGAGCTGGAACTGGAAGTCGATCCGCGAGTGGTGCTTGGGCTGCCAGCGCGCGCCCCACCGTCGCGTGAGCCGGCGCGACTGCTTGAGCTCCTCGCGGTGCAGCGCGAACTGCGCCGGTGACCATTCCGCGCCCACACGGCCAGCGTCCTCGCCGAACATCGCCTCCGCGTCCTCGCGAGTCAGCATGCAGCGGATGTCGATGTCGCCGGGCTCCGCGCTCGTGAGCATGGAGCCGACGAGGTAGAGCGGCCCGCCGAACATCATCGCGAGGCCGTTGGCCTGGCCCTGGAAGATGCTCGCGAAGCTCTCGGCGCTCTGGAGATGGTCGGTCACGGGCCAGCGGCCCGGTACTCGGCGCCGTCCGCGACTTCGGCGCGGAACCTCTCGAAGGTCGCGCGCGCCCCGGCCTTGTCGGTGGGGCTGCCGTCGACGCCCATCTCCGGTCGCGCGAGGTAGTCGCTCATCAACCGCTGGAGGGCGCATCCGCCGACGGCCATGCCCGCGGCCTTGGCGCGATCGTAGACGGCCTCCCACGCCGGCGTGGCGCCCTCGGCGAGGGGGCGCAGATCGGCGGCGAGGTCCGCGATCGCCTCCTGGCTCGCGGCGGCGCAGTCGATGGTCGCCTTCCCTGCGCCGGCCTTGGGCCACGGGCCACAGCCGGCGGCGGACGACACGATCACGGCGGACGCGAGCACGGAGACCGCCGTGATCAGCAGCATCGTGGCGATGTGCGCGCCTCGAGCTCGTGCGGCGAGGAGGACATCGCGCGCGGCCTCGTGCTGGCCGCTGGCCGCGAACCCGGTAGCGAGCGCGTCGGCCACGATGTCGAACGAGATCGACATGTCCGCGCCGAGCGCGCCGCCGAGGTAGAGCAGGGCGCTGGATCCGAAGCCCGCGACGTAGCCGCCGAGCTGCGTGCGGAACCAGGGGACGCGGCGGAACCCGTGGCGGCGGAGGAGCCACACCAGGAGGACGACGGCGGCGCCGATGGCCAGGCGGCCCTTGCCGCTCCGCGCGAAGGTCACGAGATCGGCGAGCGTGCCGGCCGGATCGTCGATGCTGGGCAGCGGCAGCGCGGGCGCAGGCTGGGCAGGCGCGGTGATGGCGTCGGGTTCGAGCGCCGACCCGGCGGCGGCCGGCGGCTCGCTCGCGGGCGGGGGGGCTGGACGGGCTACGCCTCCGGCTGGCTTGGCGGGCGGGGGAACCGCGAGCCCGGTCACGTCGCTCACCAGGAGGTCGTTATCGATCGGCTTGGCCGAGGCGACGGCGGGCGCGGCGGCCACGGCCGAGCCGGCGGCGAACGGCGCGGCGATCGCGTGGGCGCTGGCCTCGCCGGCGGTGTGGACGAGATCATCCGTGACGACGCCGAGGCCGAGGCCGAGGGCGATCACACCGACGAGCGAGGCTGCGGCTCGGAACTTGGCTCTCATTGTGGTCTCCATGGTGGCGGCTTGTCGCCGAGGAGATTTTGGAGCTGGCGCCCGACGCGGCGCAACTCCTCCTCAGCGTCACGGATGATCTTCGCCTGCGCCTCGTTGCGGCGCTTCAGCTCGGCCACGTCATCGAGCAGCCGCGCTCGCTCGATCTTCTCGAGCGTCGAGGTCTCGACGCGATCGTAGAGCTGCGTGACCGCGATCTTGCCGAACGCGATCAGCGGGATCACGAGGGCGGCGATCGCCCACCGGATGTTCCGCAGCGCGCGGACGATGCCGACGAGCGGATCGGGGTCCTGGCCGAGCTGCTGCACGACCGGGCCGGTGGGCTGCCGGCGGACGTAGACATCGGGGACGCCGTCCACCGGCGTGACGCGCACCATGCGCCGCCCGCTGGACTCCTTGGCGCGCCCGTCGTCCTCGGCGAGCTGCTGGAGGAGCTTCTCGCGATCGCGTGGCCGCATCCGGGTCAGGCTCCTCCGAGCGATGATCGGGCGATCACGAGCTCGGACATGGGAACGAGGATCGATCGCGCGTCGCCGCGGATCGCGAACAGGTCGTGGCAGGCGCGGCCGACGGGGAGCAGCCGGGTCTCGGCGGTGGTGAGCGTGAGCACGTAGCGGCCGGAGCCGGTCGCGCCGGCGGTGGCCTGCTTGGCGAGGAGCTTCCGGCTCGCCGGCGTGGCGAGCGACTTGGCCATCCACGCGAGGTACTCGCCAGCGCCGAGGACGACGGGCGCGCCGGCGGTGGTGACCAGCTCGACGCGGACGATCACGGTGTCGCCGGTGACGATGCGCAGCGGGCGGCGCTGGTCCTCCGGGATGCCCGGAGCGTAGGGCCGCTCGCCGTCGTCGTAGACGCATCGCCAGTCGACGTACATTCCGATAGCGATGGTGGCGCCGGCGCGCCGTGGGCGCTAGGTGACGGGCCGGACGATGGCCGTGGCGCCGGTGATGTACCGCGTGGTGGCCGCGGCGCCGGTGGTGGTGAGCGAGATCCAGACCTTCTCGCCGGCCAGAACCTTGACCGGGATCTCGAGGGTCGTGAAGACGGGCGTCCACACCTGATCGCCGGCGCTGGCCGCCGAGGCGGCCGGATCGCTGAGCGTGTTCGTGCTGTTCGTGCCGGAGATGAGGGTGGCGACGAACTGCGCCGCGGCGAGGCCCTGCGCCACCTCGAGCACCACGCCCTCGAGCACCTCGCCGGGATGCACCTTGAGCGGGATCAGGAGCGGCGCGGCGGCCACGGTGTTGGCGTGCCAGCGACACGGCCCGGCGTCCGAGTGCCCGGCGAGGGTCCACGCGGCGCCGCTGTCGATCATGTCGAACGGCTGCGTGGTGCGGGTCTCCGTCGCGAACAGCGTCCCGTAGACGGTCCAGCGCCACGTCGCGCCGAAGACGTACGACACGCGGCCGACGACGCGCGGGTAGGTCCCAGCGGTGAGCGACGGCTGGCCGGAGTCGTCCACGAACACGGCGTCCCCGATCGTCGGCGTCCCCGCGCCCGCGATCGGCGCGATCCCGAACACGCGGACGATCGCCAGCGCGCCGGCCGTGAGGACGCCCGGCTCCACGCCGTCGATGATCACGCCGAGCTGGCCGCGGACGGCATCCTCGGAGCCGGTGGCGGGGGTGATGACCGGCACCTCGTGGAGCCCGCTGACCGTCGTCGTCATACCGCTGACCTTGACGATGGTTCCGGCCGCGAGGCCGCCGGGGGTCTCGGCGGTGATGAGCGGGCCGCCGCACGCCAGATCGTCGAGCGCCTTGATCATGTTGCGGTTCACCGCGAGCGCCCACCCCTTCACGGAGCTCGCCTCGGTGGTCTCGGACGCCGCGGGGATGCGCGCGTAGTCCAGCTCGCGGAGCACGCTGATCGCGCAGGTGTCGATCGCCTCGGAGCCGAGGCCGGCGTCCACCACGAGCCGGAGCTGGTAGGTGCCCTCCTTGAGCGGCGTGAACTGCGGGTTCTCGATCGTCGTGTTCGAGAGCGCGTCGGCGGCGCCCTCGGGCTGATCGACGATGCTCCACGCGTAGGAGACCTCGTCGCCCACGTCGTCGTTCGAGAGGAGCACGGGCGTGGCGGTCTGGACGTTCACGGCCGAGACGGAGACGGTGTTCACTTCGATTCTTGCTCTGGACATGCCCCGGAAATTACATGCTCGGGGCGCGCCGTGGGAGCCGAAGCGTCAGGACGCCGCGGTCGCCGCAGCTTCGTCGCGCCGCGGCCGGCGCACGTAGCCGTCCCCGAGCTTCGTCGCGTGATCGCGCGCGATCAGCCACGCGATGGCGTCTGCGACCTGGTGGCGCTTCGTCGGTCCGCTCTCCGCCTCCACCAGCCGGATCACCTGGATCTGCCGCTTGGGGATGGTCTCGTGGAGCTTCCCGAGGACGAGCGCCCGGAACCAGGACATCTCCTCGTCGGAGCGGACGGGTCGCGCGGCCTCGGCGGCGAGGCGCGCGGCTTGGGCCTTGAAGAATCGGGCGGCGGACGCGGCGGAGGTGTCGTGCATCCGTCTAGCCTCGCTTTACCGGGCGCCGCCCGTCAAGACAGAACAGGCAGCAGCGAGCGTCTCGCGCACGAAGCCTGCGCCCCGCCTGGCGAGCTCGCCGCGAGCTGCGAGCCAGTCGATCGCGTTCATGACGTGGTGCCGAGGCGTCCCGGGCCGCTCTGCGCAGACGAGGCGGAGCACCTCGGAGCGCCGGCGGGGGACGGTCGGATCGAACATCGCGAGCACCCACAGGCGGTACTCGTTAACCTCGTCGTCGGTGCGGTTCCCGCGGGCAGCGAGGAGCCTGAAGAACCGGGCCGCGGAGGCCGCCGACGTGTCGCGCTGTGACATGAGCGCCCACTCTCGCCTTTGCGGGGACACCCGGTCAACGGCAGTAAGCGGCAGCCGGTCAGTGTCGGATGTCGACTTCGGCATTCATGGCGCGGTCACCAGGCTGCCAGTTGCCGTACACCCTGATCGAGTAGGCAGTACCGGACTGCACCGGCACCGAGAGCCCGCCCGCTTCGAGGGTGACGATTCCGCTGGGGTGCGTCGTGGACACCTGATCGCCGATGGACTCGTGGTAGCCACGCACGCCAACGTGCTGCTCGAGGAACGCGGAGACGGGGTTCGGAGGTGTGCTTGTCGACGAACACGCGGAACCCGACGATCGTGTCTCCGGCCTGCACGTGGAACGGGTACCGCACCGGGATCAGGCCGGTGCCGAACGTCCACGAGTTCCCGTCGAACACCGGGCCGTTCGCGTAGCCGGCACCAACGTGCCCTTCAGCCGCATCGATCTGGATCGAGATCGGCGCGGGCGGCGGGGGAGGAGGTGCCGGCTCACAGCACCCGTCCGCCGTGACACCGGCCGATTCGCAGATGGCGGGGCATCCGTCGTCCGCGGCGGTCTGTGTTTGGGAGCTGGTGGCGGTCGCCGTATCGGCGACGCAGGCGCCGGCCAGCGCGAGGAGGATGGCTGCGAGGGTGAACTTGATCGGTGGGCTGAACATGCGGTGCGCATGTTGACCCAGCGCCACGCGTGATCGCCAGCCCAAGATCAGAAGGCGGCGGCGCCGAACGTGAGCGAGCCGCTCGCCCAGATCATCGCGTCCTCGAGCGCCGGATCGGTGTCGTTCACCGTCCCGGTGTTCGTGATCATTCGCGAGATGATCCGGCCCTGGAGAGCCAGGGAGCCGAGCGGCGCGCTGATCGGCGGCGAAGCTGCGGCGAGCCGAGCTTGAACCAGCGCGTCCACCGTCACGAGCTGGCTGCCCATCCCGGCAGCCGCCTGGAGGCCGAGGCTCACCCGGTCGAGGTAGTCGTGGCCGTGGTTGTGCGCTGCGTGCAGCAGCACGGTGCCGCCGTTGGTCTCATCCGCGCTGACCGCGTAGAACGAGGCGGCACCGCGGAGCCCGAGCTGGCCAAGACCGATCTGGACGCCGGCCGGTGCATCGAGAGCCAGCGGTGTGATGATCGGAGAGCCGGCGTTCCACTGCACGCGCCAGGTGCCCGTGAAGTGAGCCGGGCCAGCGGCGTGGGGCGACACGACCGGCGATTGGACGATCGTGTCGGTGTCGTCGGTGACGCAGGCACCAGCGAGCGTCAGAAGGAGAAGGAGGGCCGCGGCGGGGATTTTCTGGTCGGTGGTCATGTGCGTGTATTTCTAATCCACGCAAAACCAGATGGCTAGCCCTGCATGTATTCTTACGCCAGGTAAGATACCGTAGCGACTCCCTGAACGATTGCGTCCTCAAGCGAGGTGTCGGTGTTGTCCGAGGCGCCGGTGTTGGTCAGGTAGCGCGAGATGATCCGGCCCTGGAGAACCTTGGTTCCGATTCCCACGTCGATCGGCGGGGTTGCGGCTGCCAGCGCCGTCTGGAGGCTCGCATCGACCGTCGTCACCGGCACGCCAGTGCCAACCACACCCTGTAGGCCGATGGCGTACGCGTTGGTGTTCGAGTGTCCGGTCTGGTGTGATGCGGTCAGGTTGCAGGTGCCGCGCGTGATCTCGCCGCCGACGACGTAGAACGAACCAGCTCCGCGCAGCGACAGCGGCCCGAGCGCGACCTGAAGGCCGGCCGGCGCGTCGAGCGCGAGCAGGGTGTGGATCGGAGCCCCGGCGTTCCACTGGACGCGCCACGAGGCGCCCACGGGCAGCATGCCGCCATGGCCGAGCAGCGGGCGGCGGTCCACGAGCGCGTCCGTGTCGATCGTGACCACGCTCGGCGCGACGTTGATCCGTCCGATCTTGACGTAGCCGGAGGTAGTCGACGGCTCGACCTCGGCGCCAGTAGCCGCCTCCGCGCCGATCTTGTAGCTGAGCCCCACCGTCGAGGCGCTCGGGCTGGAGACGAAGCCGGTCCGGCCGTCGAGGCTGAACGCGAGCGTCTTGTAGAACATGTGGTCCAGGAAGGACTTCGTGGCCGTGTCGAGCTGTCGACGCGTCACCAGGTTCTCGAGCCGCCGGTCCACCTTGACCTCGATGATGTCGATGCGCGACAGGCCGGGGCCGGGCGCCGTCGGGACCGTGAAGATCGCAGGCGCGTTGAGGTAGACCGGCTTGAAGCTCGACCGATCGTCAACGCCCTCGAGGTCCGTCGCGCCGATGTCGAACGGCAGATCGAGCGCGTCGTAGATGAAGCCGAAGCCCGCACTGACCTGCACGGACATCGCGATCGGGCTCGCGGGGACGACGCGCATCCCGTCGCCGATGAAGCCGCTGTGCGAGGTGATCGCGGAGGTGCCTCCACCGGCGACACCGGAGCCGCCGACGAGCGCGCGCAGCACGTCGCGGAGCGTCCGGTCGAGCTGCGACTCGAGGCGGTTGAAGTCGCTGGAAAGGGGCCGCTCGCGCAGGCCGAGATTGACGCGGTCAAATGGATTGTTCACGGGGTTAGCTCTCCTGCTCTTGAATGTGGATGACCCAGTAGACGCCCCCGGCCGCGATCTTCTCGAGCAGGGTCGCGAGGTCGAACATCAGTTGCTCCGCCACGAAGTCGACGCCATCGAGCGCAGGCTCGATCACCGGCTCGGGGAGACCGTCGGGCACGTCGAACGCCGAGAACGCCATCTCGCCGTCGTGCTCGTAGGGTGGCGTCGGCGCGGACATCGGATCGTCGAAGGCGAAGCCGTAGTCCTCCATCACGCGCGGCGACTCCATCTCGAGGATGAACGAGCCGAGGTGATCCTGCTCGCCGAGGAGCCGGTTCTGGATCGGCGTGCGCGGGCGCGGATCGTCGAAGCTGAAGAGGTTGGCGTCGTACGCCTCGTAGATCGTGGCCGGCTCGTCGGGCGCGTCGAAGCACTCCTGATACTCGTGCTCGCACGGCTCGACCAGGCGCCACGCGAGACCGTAGGGCCGGAAGAAGTTGGTGAGCTCCAACGTGATCGCGGCGGGCGTCACCGCGTTGGGCACGGCGCGGATCCGGAGCCGATAGCTGTGGTCGCTCTCGAGCGGCTGCCGCAGCACCTCGCGCTCGGCCCCGATCGCGTCGAGGGTGGCGGGCCGTCCGAGCCCGTCGGCGTCGGCGTCGTTCCTCACCAGGACCGTGCGATCCCAGTAGGGCGGATCCATGAGCGGCAGATCGATCGTGTCGAGCTCGCCGGGCCACACCGCGCCGGCCGGATCGGTGAACGGCCCCTTGATGTTCCACTCGTAGCCGTAGCCGATGGCCACGGCATCCACGCTGACCTCGAGGTCCAACGCGCCGAAGATGGCGTCCTCGGTCGTGCGGAACACCTGCCCGCCCCGCGAGCAGCGGACGAGCGACCCGATCAGCACGGTGCCCGCGCCGGCCGCGGCGTGCTCGCGGTAGAACGTCGCCACCACGGTGGCCTGCGCTGGCCCCTGCGACGAGCGGATGTAGCCGTCGTCCTCGAACCGCTGCACCGCGAGCGAGGCGCGCGCCCCGATCGCCGCCTGGCCGCGGATCATCTCGTAGCCGTCACCCGTGACCTTCATCGGGTCCAGGTACGAGTCCGGGATCGCCCGGTCGATCGCGTCTAGGAAGTCCTGGTCGGTGAGCTGCTTGGCCACGGGGTCCTCACTGGATCAGCGAGGCGGCCTGGCTCTGAAGGGTCGCCTGCGAGTCGAACGTGATGTTGGAGAGCGCGGTGCGGAGCACCTGGTACTTCGAGACCGGGATGATCGGGCCGACGGGCGAGGCCACCTCGTCGCCGAACGTCTCGAGGCCGGGCACGCCGCGCAGCAGCGTCGTGATCGCCGCCGGGTCGAACGTCGCGCCGGGCGCCAGCTCGTTGATGTGCTGCACCACCAGCACCCGCACGTAGAGCGCGAGCGCGTCGGTGTTGCTCACGTCGGCGGTGAACCGCAGCCGGAGCACGACCTGGATCATCCGCACCGCCGCCACGACGACGGTCACCGGGATCCCATACGCCCGGTACTCGATGAGGGCGTTCTTCACGACGTGCGCGAGCGCCTGGCTCTGCGTCTCGTACGCCGGCACCTCGATCCCCTGCTTGACCAGCGCGTCCGTGAAGGCGTCCGCGATCACAAGCGTGACCGAGCGCGTCGGGTAGCCGTACGACTGCAACCCCTCGAACGCGAGCACGCGCTGCACGCCGGGGACCGCGAGCGCGCCGGTCTCGATCGCGCCCTTGGTCCCGCGGCGCAGCGAGGCCCAGAAGCGCCGCCCGCGCGCCTTGTAGTCGTCGTCGCTCTCGACGTTCGCGGCGCCGCTCGAGGCTTCAGCGTTCGTCACCGTGAGCCCGACCGGCGACAGCTCGATGGAGGTCGTGATGCTCTTGATCGCCCCCGGCCCGATCGCCTGATCGATCCCCGCGAGCAGCGAGCGCGCGAGCACCTGAACCGGCCCGACGGAGGCCGCCGGATAGGTCGTGGTGACGAGCGTCGTGAACTCGCGCCCGTCCGAGGTCGCCACGCGCGTCCCCGAGGGGATCGAGAACGCCACGCTGGGGGCCGGGCTGCACGAGAACTGGACGTAGACGAACGCCGGCGCGGCCGGCTTGCGGGTGAGTCCCCACCGATCGGACATCCACTTGTCGAGCTTCGCGCCGCGCGCCGAGTCGAGCCAGAAGCCCTCCTCCACGTCGGCGAGCTGGCCGATCACTTCCTCGCCGACGACGGCGGCGCCGGCGGCCATGATGTTCGCGTCGGTGCCGTCGCGATCCACGGCGTTGACGGTCAGACGCTCCGATCGGCTCACCGCCTCGTCACGGAACGTGCGGTGGAAGTCGGCGAACTTCGGGAAGTCGGGCACGTCAGAACTCCACGAGCCGGCCGTTGGCCGCCCCCATGCGGATGGTGAACGCCGCGCCGACCTTCGGGCGCGCGTTGAGCTGCACGATCAGCACGCCGGAGCGGTCCATCACGAGCCGCGCCTGCGCGGCTGCCACGTCTGGCTCCTCGAGCGACTGGCTCTCGATCTCGGTGCGCAGCGCCACGAGGTCGCCCGAGCTCGCGACCGGCTCCTTGACGATCAGCCCCACGCCGTAGTTGGGCAGGTGGCGGATCGCGCCGCGCGGCGTCCCCAGCCTACGCAGCAGCAGCTTGCGGATCAGCGCCGGCCCGGCCTCGGTGTCGTAGTCGCCGTCCGGGCCGATCATCAGCGCGCCGGCGGCGCCGAGCCCGCGGCCGAGCTGGAACGGCGGGTTGGCGAGGTCCCGATCGCGGAACCCCTCGACGGTCACCGCGTCGATCGGATCCATCGTCTGCACGACGCCAAGGAAGGTCGCGGCGTACGGCGAGGTGATCGCGAGGCCGTCGACGCTCAAGAGGCCGATCGCCGTCACCTCGTGCAGCACGGTGTGATTCCCGAGCGGCTCGAGCAGCGTCAGGTTCAGCGCGGTGTCGCTGTGCATCTCGACGCCGATCACCGTGCGCGGCACGCCGCCGATCGTGTCGACGGTCCACGTCTGCGTGTTGAACGCGTCGCCCTCGACGAACGGGCTGGAGTGCATCGGCTCGCCCGTGAGGTTCACCCGGACGCCGTGCGTCGAGATCGCCCACGCGCTCGCCACGGAGATCGAGCCCAGCACGCCGCCGTACGAGCTGAGACCGTAGGGAGAGAGGCCGTACCCCATCGCCGTCGATGGTCCGCGTGCGGATCCGACCGCACAAGGCGACGCTCAGGCGAGCTTGACGAGCAGGGACTTGTAGCTCGCGGCGGCGTTCTGGAACGTCGTGAGCGCCGTCGTGATCGCCGTCGCCGCCGCCCCGCCGCCGGGGATGGTGCCCACCGCCGTGCTGATCGCCGCCACCAGCACGCCGAGCTGCGCGAGGAACGTGGTGGTCAGGAGCGCCTGGTGGGACGCGGACTCGTCGCCGAGCTTCACGAGCCCGCCGGCCGCCGCGATCACCGCGTCGCCGCCGCCGCTCACCAGGATCCGGATCGTGCGGCCCGGCTCGACCACGAGCGCCACGTCCTGGGGGTTGGCGACCGCCTCGTCCGGCGGCGGCGTCCCCTCGTCCCAGACCTGCGCGAGGATGCGCGCGCCGGCGTTCCAGTCCCCCTCCGGGATCCCGATTAACACCCAGTCGTCGACAGCGACCGGGCAGTAGAAGCCGAAGCCCGCGCCGCCGTACGCCGTGGGCAGGGAGACCGTCTCCTCGGCGCCGGCGATCGTCGTCACGTCGCAGTAGATGCCCTTCGCGGTCACGTTCACCGCGGTCACGATCGCCAGCGTCGTCCACGTGCGCGGATCGATGCCCGGCCTCGAGACAGCTTCGCCGATGCGCAGCGGATCGATCGTCATGGGACGCCGAACTCCTCGTCCTCGTCGGCCCTGGCCTTGCCCACGGACACGGTGGGCTGGAGGTTCCGCGGGCGCGTGGGCTTGTCGCAGTTCGCGAGCGGACCTGCCTTGATACAGCCGGTTACGTTGCCCGCGTCGTAGTCGCCGAAGTTGTGATTTTCGGGCGCGGGTTCCTCGATCATCCGCGCGTTGAGGATCGAGGAGCTGCTCACCGGCGTGACCTTGGCCTTGTTGTGATCGCCCGCCTTGTCGACGGGGGCGGTCCGCACGATGCGCTTCTTTGGGATCTCCTGCGCCATCACGCCATGGCGCGGCACGATGTAATTCTGGAACGCGATCGAGGTGCGGATGCCCGTGGACCACTCGTACTCGACGCCCGAGACCTGGTAGACGGCGAGCAGCTCGTGCACCGCGCCGCGCGCGAGCGCGACCAGCGCGCGCGCCACCAGCCGATCGCCGAGGCGCCGGTGGAGCACGTCCACCTCCTCCGAGAACGTGCGCCGCGCGGCGTCGTTCACCTCGGACACGACGGGCGCGATCGAGCGCAGCGCCGTCGCGTCCACCACGAACTCGATCGGCTCGGTGGGGCGCAGGCGCAGGATGTCCGGATCGGTGTTGTCGCCGCCGAACGTCGCCAGGTTCCGGGTCTCGGCCTGGCCGCCGGTCTCGCCGCGGCCGATCTCCTCGTAGATGCCGTGTGCGATCCGCGTGAGCTGCTCCACCGATCGCACGCCGTACATCGGCACGCGGAGCACCTCGTCGGCGCCCTTGGTCTTCGCGGTCACGGTGTCGGTGGTGGGCCACTGCCCGAAGATCAGCCGCTGCTTACCGGCCGCGCGATCGTCGTACGAGATGCACTGGATGGTAGGGACCACGGCGCCGGCGAACTTCCGCTCAAACGAGAGCCGCTTCACGTCGCGGCCATACACCAGCCGGCGGATCCGGATCGACTCGCTGCCGACCTGACGCGCGAGCCCGCCGGCGAACGGCGTGGCGATCGTGGAGCGCTTCGAGGCGATGTCGAAGATCCGCCGCACGGGCCGGATCCACAGCGTGGAGCCGACGATCTGAGGCATCGCGCCGACGATCGTGCAGTAGTTCGTGATGAGGTCCCAGTAGCTCGTCTTGTTGCCGGTGGACGGCGTGGAGCTCGAGCCACCGCCGGCGGCCTTCTGGCGCACGCGCGTCATGCCCTCGGCGTCGCCCGGGGACGGCACCTCGCCGTCCTCCCACTCGGCGGTGTCGACGGCGACCGCCATGCGGAGATCCGCGTCGGTGCCCATCGTCCGGAGGATCTGCTGGACCACCTCGTGGATCGGCTTGGTGAGATCGAGCGCCGAGATCTTGGCGGGCGGCGGCTTGCCATCGATGAGGATGCCGCGGATGTCCCGGCCCTTGATCTGGATCGTCGAGCGCCCCTCGTCGAGGTCCACGCTCCACGTGTCGGCGGTCCCGTAGAACAGCAGGGTGGCGTTGTTGACGCCGGCGCGGCCGGTCACCGGGTCTACCTGATCTGTCGTCGTCTTGAGGATCGAGAACGGGCGCCCGGTCGGATCCTTGTCGCCACGCATGCCGCGCGCGTAGTCGTCGGCGGACACCGTGCCGAGGTGGATCTCGACGCCCACGGCCCGGATCATCCGCGGGTCCACCGGGAACTCGAGGAAGTCGAACACGAGCGTGAAGGTGGCGGCGGTGCGGATGTGCGGCAGCGTGAACACGCCGCGCTTCGGAACGCGGTTGGCGATCACCGTGAAACGATCCGTGCCGTACGTGAGCGGCACGCCGTCACCCGGCCGGCCTGGGATGTCGCCGCCGGTGACCGCCGGAGAGTCGTTGCCCGGCAGCCCCACCGCCGAGAACTCCGGCCGGGTCTCGTCGAGCTCGGCCAGCGCGTCGTTCGCGATCGCGCGCGCCACGCCGATGGTCACCGTCGGCTCGTGGACGCCGCGGCGCGGGCGCTTGCCCTGCTGGGCACGGCTCTCCTGCGTCGTGGCGTCGATCTGGCGCGCCGTGACGGACTCGCCGGTGCCCGAGATCTGGAGGCTCTCGTCGAAGCGGATCGTGAGCTTCACGACGCAGCTCGGGAACCACGAGTTGTCCAGCGGGTTCATCATCGGTTGGCGTCCAGCGCCGGGATGATGACGATGGTCCCCGCGGGGGCCGTGTTCGAGTCGAGGGCGTTGAACAGCCGGATGCGCGCCGCCTCCTCCGGGGTCCCGTAGAAGCGCATCGAGAGCGCCTGGCAGTCCTCGTCCTGCTTGAGGAGCACGATCGCGATCACGTGCGCGTCCATCTCGCGGAGCGTGTCGTAGCGCTGGCGCGCGGCCAGGTGCTTGACGGAGCGCGCGGCGCGGACCGACTGTCGGATCGCGCACGCGGCCTGGATCATCTTGCCGATCGGGACCGTCAGGAGGTCCGCCGGATCCTCCACCGCCGTCATCGCCGCGTAGGAGAGCCCGTCGAGCTCGCCGATCAGCGTGGCCGCCTCGTCGCGCACGAGCGAGCTGATCGACATCAGCCGCCGCAGCGCATCGGCCGTGCCGGTCACGCTCTCGATGCGGGTCCGCGCCGCCTCCTGCGCCCGGAGGATGCCGCGCTTGATCCGACCCACGCGGTTATCGATCCGGTCCGCGAGCGACGGCTCGAGGTCCACGCCGTCCAGGGCCGTCTTGTCGTAGAGGTTCGTGAACGCGGCGGACATCCGCTGCGAGAACTCCAGCGATCCCGTGCCGACGCCGCCGAGCGCCGGCACGCCGGCGTCCTCGTCGCGGCCGATCCACTTGAACTTGATCGTCCACTCGCAGTCGTGCGCCGTGAGCCAGTTCGGGACGAACTGCTCGATGCGGCCGACGCGCACGATGTGGCGCCACTGCACGCGGAGCACCTGCCCCTTGAGCGCGATGTCCTCGAACAGCGCGACTACCTCCTCCGTCGTGCGGAGCCGGCTGTTGTCGACGCTGATCGCCTCCACGCCGTCCACGATCTCGGACGCCGCCTGGCCGACCTCGACCATGCGGGCGCTCGTCTCGCCGATGAACCGCGTTTTCCAACACCCCTTGATCTCGGTCGGGTCCCACTTCCCGCCGAGCGCCTGCTGGCTGGTCTGGGAGAATCCGGGGTAGTCGGTCTCGTCGATCCGGTGCGAGATGCCGAACGCGACGCCCTTGTAGGGAAGCGCGCGCTCGGTGAGCCGCACGGTCCGCTGATCGGGGCCGGTGAGTTCCTTGAACGTGAAGGCGGCGGCGCCGTTGTCGGTCTGGCCGTAGGCGCGGCCGACCGTGACCTTTGGGATCTTCTGGCCGGTCCCTGTGGCCTGGCCGATCGTGACGGTGGGCGTGCGTCCGGCCATGGATCACCGCATCGAGTAGAGCGGCCGGAGCCCGCTGTCGAGGCGGCGCTCGCCGAGCGCGGCGAGCTCGTCGCCGAACGCGACCGCGACGCGCCCGCCGTCGATGCCCTCGGGGAAGTTGTTGTTGATGTCGAAGCTCGAGCCGCGGAAGTCCTGGTAGACCGCCGCCGCCGGCTTGCCCTCGGGGTCCTTGCCGCTGCCGGCCACCTTGGCTTTCGTCCCACCCCCCATGTCGATGTAGTCGATCTTCAGTCCTGGGATCTGGTTGATCGCCCAGATCACGCCGTTCAGCAGCGCCACGAGGCCGATCATCACCTTTTCGACTACCCACATCAGCTTGTCCATCCACCAGGCGAACATCAGCAGCGTCACCAGCAGCGCGCCGCCGAGGATCGCGAGGATCGGCTTGATGGCCTCGAACAGCTTCCCGAGGACGCCGAACACCATCATCGCGATGTTCTTCATCTTCTCGATGAGCGGCCCGAGGACACTCACGAACATGTCGCGAATGCCAAAGACGTTGCGGCGCAGCAGCTCGAACGCGGCGATCACGATGCTGATCACCAGGCCGATGACGCCGAGGCGCCCCACCACCGTGCTCAGGATGCGCATCATCGGCCCGCCGGCGGAGGCGAACATGCCGATGCCTGGATTGGCCGCCTTCGCGGCGAAGTAGTCCATGCCGCCGGACGCCGCGGCCTTGCCGGCCATCATCCGGTTTGCGCCGCCGATCACCTGCTTGCCGCGATCGAGGAGCCCCATCGAGCCGCCGGGCATGAAGACGTTGGCCGCCTTCGCGGCGAGCATCAACGCGAGGTAGGTCTTCGCGAGCCCGACGACGATTCCCATGTGCTCGGCGAGGAAGCGGCCGATGCTGGCCGTGATCGGCTCGATCGCTTTGAACGCCGAGGTGATCTCGTTGAGGATCATCGTCACGGCGGGCATCAGGTTCTTGTAGAGCGTGCCGATCATCGAGCTCCACGCGCTCGCGAGCCCGCGCCGGACGGCCAGCATCTCCTTGTGCATGGCCAGCGCGCGCCCGTCGATCAGGTTGGCGCCGCCGAGGGTCTCCGTCTTGATCTTGCGCAGCCGCTCCGCGCCGCCCTGCAGCATCTCCATCATCTGGCCGGCCTGCGTCGCCGGGATGTTGAAGCTCTTGATCAGGTCGTGGATGTGCAGCCGGCCGGCCTTCGCGGCGTCGGCCATCTGGTAGAGCCGCTGCTCGGGGCCGGCCTTCACGCTCACCCCGAGCCTGGTCATGAGCTGGGAGAGGGTCTGCGACTGCGTGCCGGCCATGGCCAGCTTCGCCGAGAGCCTCGACATGCTGAGGATCGTTTTCTCGGCCGCCTCCTGACCGATCCCGCTGCTCTCGAACATCTCGAACATCGAGTGCGCCGAGGACGCGGCCATGCCGGTCATGGCGTGCACGCGGCCGACGGCCTGGTAGAGCCGATCGGTGTCCTGGATCGCGGTGCCGACCTGCCAGATCCCAGCGAGCCCGCCGACCGCGCCGCCCCACGCGCCGACCGCCCCGAAGCCCTTGGCCAGCCGATCGGCGGCGCCGGCGAGCCCGTTCAGCTTGCGCGTCCCGTCCTCGGCGCCCTCGATCTTGATCCGCTGGTTGAGCTCGGTCTCGGTCATTTCTTCCTCGCGTTCTCAGCAGCTTGGCGTTCTTCGTCGAGGATCTCGTCCAGCGCTTCGATCCATCCCAGCACGGTCACGGTCGGGGTGTTCTCGATCACCGCCATGTCCTGGCGCCCGTAGCGTGCGAGCCAGGCCGTCCGCTTGTTGATCCGTCGGATGTACTGGCCTACGTCGTTGCCGTACTGCCGCACGAACTCGATCGCGTACAGGGGGCCGAATGGCACCCTGATTCGGTTTACGCTCGGGTCCGCCGGCTCTTGAGAAAAACCTGCTGGGAGTTCTCCGACGGCGCGGCGATGTCCGCGTAGCCCTGCATGACGAGCGAGCGGATCGCCGGGTGCATCTGCGACCACAGCGAGTCGAGGCCGCCGTCGTGCGAGCGGACCTCGAACTCCTTGCCGTCGGCGTTGATGACGCCCGCGATCGAGGCGCGGCTCAGCTCGTAGGGCACCTGGATCGCATCGCCCTTGGCGCGGGACGCGGCGTGCTTCTCCTCGAGCGGCTTCAGCAGCTTGAGGAGGATGGTGCGCAGCTCGCCGTAGGTCTCCGTGGAGCTCTGCGGATAGAGCTCCTCGGGGATGTCGAACTCCTCGAGCGCGCGGGGGGCCCCGGATCGGTCGGGGATGGGAAGTGCGGTGGGGCGTGCGGTGGACATGGTGATTTCTCCTTGCCGGCGTGGGTCGCGGCCGGCGGCGCGTTGGTGCCTCAGCGCGAGATGACGGCGGCGTCGCTCGCTTCGTACGAGAGCGTCATCCGGCCGTACTCGGTGCGCCCGCCGATGGTGAGCGGGATGTCCGAGAAGAACGCGTCGGGGACGTTGATCATCGCCCGATCGCCGTTGGGGAACTGCAGGACCGTCTTGAACCCGATCCGGACGCTGATGTTCCGGTTCTGCGCGCGGGTCTTGATGGCCTCGGCCAGCTCGAGCGCCTCCTGGCCCTCGAGATCGATCTCCATGCGGCCGGACACGCCCGAGAAGAACTCGTCATACCGAGGGGCGGTCTCGCCCAGGTACTCCTCGTTCTTCAGCGTGAACTTCCACGTGAAGTCGCACGACTTCACGGCGGTGACGTTGAGTACCGCCTCGTTGTCGACGGTGACGGTGATTTCGGTGTCCTGACCGGAGAGGCGTGGGCTGGCCATGATGTGAGTCCTCCGAAACGACGTAGGGCGCGCTCTGCGGCCGACTGCCGCGGGGAGCGCGCCCTATCCCTGCTCGTGTGAGTGGTGCGGCGCTGTCGATCGGACGCCCCGATCTGCGGTCAGGCTACCGCTCGGCCGCCGGCTGCCGCAAGGCGCCGCGCGGGCGCCAGTCTCCGCTCGGCCCGTCCACCAAGAGCTCGACGGCCATCGCCCGAACGGCGCGGCGGTGGCGCAGCCGGCGGAACCAGCCGGCCCACCGGGGCTCGCGCTCGAGGAAGTCCGCCCGGCTCACGAGTCGACGTGGACGATTTCGCTCAGGCAGACCACGGCGTTCGTGCCGCCCTCGCGGATCACCGAGACGGCGGTGCGCGTGGCGATCGCGGCGATCTCGACCACGCCGCCGGGCGCCAGGTAGTGGCTGCCCGCGGTGGCCACGGCGGCGATGTTAACCAGATCGCCGGGGGTCACGATCCGGAACCAGATGCCCGCCGCCGGGGACGCTGCCAGCCGGTACTGGCGCTTGCCCATCGCGAGCGCGATCTCCGAGGCGGAGGAGCCCGCCGTCGCGACCGCCGAGGTATCGAGGGAGAAGATCATGGGGCTCCTTACGCGGACGCGTCGGTGATGTCGATGACGCCGAGGCCGATCCGCGCCTGCTGCACGATGGTCCGTGCGATCGGGATCATCTCGACGGCGTACTTGACCACGAAGATGCCGGCCTGCTCGGTGGCCGGGGTGTTGCCGCTCTTGGCGTCGACGATGAACGCCCGGATGCGGGCGGCGCCCTTGTTGGGCACCGACGCCATCCCCATGAAGAACCCGTGGAGGCCGGTCGTGATCTGGTCCTTGAACTGCTCCGAGACCGGCTCCTTGCTGAAGGGCAGCAGGAACGCGGCCACCGAGTCCTCGACGAAGAACGAGAACCGGCGGACGTTGATCTCCTTCTCGCCGGCCTGCAGCGAGCGGGTCACGCCGCTCTGGAAGATCCGGCCGACCTGGCGATCGTTGCGCGGACCCATCACGCCCGACCGCTTCAGCGCCTTGTACGCCTCGATCCCGAGGCCGGTCACGCCGCGCTGGATGCCGAGGGTGAGCGCCATCGTGGTCTTCACGGGGTCGCGTGCCTGGCCCGGATCGCGCTCCGGCACGAGCTTGCTCATGATCGCGCAGGCCCACGAGGCCGAGGGCGTGTCGAGGATGCCGTCCGTGTAGAGCAGCCCGTCCGCGCCCTTCACGGAGATGCCGACGGCCTCGCGAACGAACGTCGTGAGACCGGGCCAGCAGTAGATCCCCTCGCGGTAGCGGTTCGAGCCGACGCCCACGCCGGTGTCCGCGATCGCGGTGGCCAGCACGAGCGTGTCGAGGGGCGGCGAGAACACCGCGATCCGGCCCACGCCGTTCGCCTTCTGGGCGAGCGCGTGCGCCTTCAGCGTGGTGTCGATCGTCGTGGAGCTCCGCGAGCACCACACGATGTTGACCTCGCGCTCGGGGAGATCGTCGTCGATCAGCGACTCGATCGCGGTGACGTACAGCGCGTCGAGGGCCGAGCTGTTCACGGCGTTGGCCGCCTGGACGGCGGCGGTGTAGACGATGCCCGTCGTCGGCGCGCTGCGGAGCGCGAGCCCGGACAGCGGATCGGCGCCCTGCGCGGTCAGCGCCTCGGGGACCGTCACCGGCGTCAGGTTCACGTCCACGGCGATCGACGCGTCCAGCGCGCGGACCGGGATCCGGTAGCCGGCCTGCGTCCCGATGTGATTCTCGCCGCCGGTGTCGGCGCACTCGGCCGGGTGGATGCGCCACGGCTGCGCGGTGCCCGTCGTCCAGTCGAACGAGGCCCCGTTCATCTTCTCGACGACGATCGCCGTAGCGCCGGTGACCGACCGGACGCGGTAGGTATCGGCGTTCGCGCCGAGCGCGCCCGCGCCGTCGATCACGCCGAGCACGAGGATGTCCCCCACCTGGACGCCGGTGTTGATGCCGTCGGGGCGAAGCCGCGTGGTGAACAGGCCGCCCGCGGAGCTGAAGGACTGGAACGCCGCGGGCGCGCCGGCCGCCGTGATCGCGCCGTCGACGCCCGACGCGAACTCGCCGAGCTCGGAGAACTGGACGCGCTGCGCGAGGTGGACGCGATCGGATCCGCTCACGAACTCGCGCCCGGCGGTGACGACGCCGCCGACGAGCGGCACGACCGGCGATGGGTCCGTGGCGCTCGTGTTCGTGGGCAGCTTCCGCCACACCCGGGCGCCCTGCGAGCTGCACAGGTTGATCGCCACGATCACGAGCCGGGCGAACGTCTTGTTGACGGTGTCCAGGAAGCCGGATCCGCCGTCGCCGCCAAACTCGCCGATCGTCGAGTCGAAGCCACCGAACCGATCGCGCAGGTCCTGCCCCGAGAGCACCTCCGTGGGCTGGGGACTGGTGGAGACCACGCCGTTGCTCGTGATGGCGACGGCGTGGGTCATGTCGGCGAACTCACCGACGCAGCACGCCACGCCGGCGCTGATGCCGTCGATGGTGCCGGGCGGATCGCCATCGACCGTGACGACACCCTCGATCTCCTGCAGAACCTCGATCGAGGGGAAGTCGCTATAACGACGCGTGAACCCAGCCATGGCGTGTGCCTCCGTGTAGCGGGCCGCCGGCGGGGCGCGCGCCGCTACGTGATGGTGCCCGACGCGATCGGACGGGCCAAGGGCAGCACGTGGGGGCGGTACGTCGGGCAGTGCGCGCGGAGCCGGAGCCGGAGCGGCCACAGGCTCTGCTGCGCCGTGAGCTCGGAGTCCGGGAACGCCGCGGCGAGCAGGAGGAAGCTGGCGACCGCGCTGTGGTAGCGCGGCAGCACGAGCCGGAACCCGGCCATCCACGTGACGGGCGAGAACCCCTGCTCGAGCATGCGGCGCACGCCAGCTCGGAGCACCTTGTCGGGGCACATCACGTCCACGCGGACCTCGAGCTCGAAGTTCCCCGTGCCCGTGACGGTGACCATCTGACCGCGATCGGTGCCGATGGTGAGCGGCTTGCCCACGCTCAGGCCGGAGTCCGTCTTGTAGTCGCCCTCCTCGGTGCTGTACACGGCAGCCGAGGGGAGCGGGCGCTGGCCGGTGGCGTGATCGGCCCAGTCGGGCACCACCGACTGCAACATGCACGACCGGCCCGCGATCGCACCGTCGAGATCGAGGAGGTAGTTCGCGAGCCCGTGCGTGATCGCCGTGTGCACGTCGGTGTCCTGGCGCTCGGTCAGCGGGTACTTCCGCGTGGGGAACTCGACGAGGAACGAGACCTCCGGATCGGGCACGTCGAGCCAGTCCTCGCCGACGCCCTCGAGCTGGGGCTCCTCGCGCTCAACCTGGCCAGCGGCGCATTCCGGGTTGCCGTCGAGGTCGCTCACCCGCGGATCGTCCGCGGTCCGCGCCGCGCGCTCAAGGTCGGCGCTTCAGCTCGAGGTTGATCTCATGGATGATCTCATTGCGGATCAGCCACTCGATCCGGGTCTGCGCCTCGGGGGCGGTCATGATCTTCCGACCGATGAGCCCCCGGCGGCCGATGGCGCGCGCGACGAGGAACGCCACGCTCATCGCCTCGGTCTCCGACAGCCCGAGCCGGCGGCGCGCCCACTGCGCGATCGGATCCCGCGGCGGACGCTTCCCGGGCCGGCGCCCGTGCTCGATCGTCGGGGACGCCGGGTGATCGTTCGTGACGACGGCGCCGTCCGGCAGCGGCCGAGCTCGCCAGCGCCGGCGGAAGTCGCCGGTGTTCACGGCCCCGCCGCCGCCGATGCCCGCGGGGTTCGCCGGCGGCGCGCTCGTCGTCCGCTCGATCATGAGCGCCACCACGCGCTGCGCGCCGGCCTGCACGCCACGGAGCAGGATGGGCGTGAAGCGCTGCGCTAGCTTGTGCTGGTACAGCGCGAACTGCTTGGGGTCCATCCGCAGGACCGCCATCAGCGCGGCGCTCCTCGCCGATCGCGATCGATCGGCGCGCGGGCGAGGGTGATCACCCACTCGGCGGTCTCGCTGCGCGCGAACGGCGCCGAGGCCGGCACGAACCGCCGGCGCTGCGTCTCGCGGCCCTGGCTGTCGAGGAACCGCACCTCGTAGAACACCACCTCGTCGGACGGGATCGGCGATCCGTCGGGGCCGCGGCCGAGGAGCACGTCCTCGCTGTACGTGAGCGAGATCTCCGAGAGCAAGATCGTCCCCATCTCGCGGAGCTGATCGGACGCCACCACCTCCTGCAGCCCGGTGAGGTCGCCCATCTTCGGCGTGGGGAGGATCGGCCACTCGTGGACCACGTCCGTGATGCCGTCGCCGCGGCGGCGCGCGCCGGCGGAGCGCACGCGGACGATCGCCACCGAGTAGGGTCGCAGCCCGGCGCGGGTCTTCATGTCGCGCGCGCGGTCCCACATCCGGTTGATCCGGCACGCCTTCGCCGCGGCTCGGCCCGCCGGCGTGAAGCGCTGGCAGCCCGTGCCCGAGCTGCAGCCGGTGCAGCCGCAGCCGCTCACGAGCTATCGCCCGATCCGGATGTTGCCGACGCCGCCGCCCATGAGCGACTTGAACCGGGGCGCGAACGGGTAGGGCATCACGCCGAGCATGTCGGCCAGGCGCTGCGCCCACCGCGCGTACTCGATCTCGAGGGCGTCGGGCTGGCCGAGGTTCATCTCCAGGTCAGCGACGCGCACCGCGAACAGATCGCCGTGGGCCTGGAACAGCGCCTCGTCGATGCAGTCGAGCCGATCGAGCAGCTTCACCACGTCCGCCTCGGCGACGGCCATCACGCGCTCGATCGCGCTCTCGAGCATGTACTGCGTGGTGGTGAGCTGCGGCACCCCGAACGCGAAGGAGCTCGCGACGGTCACACCCATGTAGCCGAGGTGCTTCCGGGCGCGCTGCTTGTCGGCGTCGGAGATCGCCATGGCTCAGACCTCGTCCGGCTCGAGCGCTTCGAGCTCCACGCCCTGATCCGCCATCGAGTCGACGGCGCCGGCGTTGTAGTGGCGCTGATCGATGATGGAGCCGGGGCGGAGGTTGCAGACCTGGCCGCCCACGGAGATCTGCTTGGTGGTCTGGTTGACCACGCGCCACTTCCCCGTCTGGCTCTCCGGGGCGCCCGGCGGGCGACGCTTGCCGGGCGCCGGCGGCGCGGGCGGCTGCAGCGGCACCGGCGGCGACGGCGCGATCGGGCGGGCGCCGATGCCCACGCTGATGTGCGGCTGGCTGACGAGCTTGAGGTGACCCCAGTGCAGCACGAGGCGCAGCTCCTCGGCGGTGTAGAGCGGCCCGAACGGCATCTGCGCCGTGGCCGCGAGCTGCAGCATCGCGTCCCGATCGAGCTTCGCGATCGGCGAGTCCTCGGGCACGCCACGGGGCAGATCGGACTGCACGCGCCCGAGGAACTCGGCGGCCTGCGCGCGTGGATCGCCGGAGTCCAAGGGCGCGCCGTCGCCCTTGATCTTCGCCGCCTCGAGCGGGTCTTTAGCGGTGTTCTTCGCCATGCCGTCGATGATGCGTGGCGGCCAACGGAGGCACAACCCGACGTCCGGAACGGCGAAGGCCGCCACCTTGCGATGACGGCCTTCGAACTCCATCCGCGCTGGGCGGCCGAGCTGGGGCGCTGACTACTCGGTGAATTCCAAGACGCACGCGCGCTTGTAGACCGCGGAGTCCCCGGTCGCGCCGTCGGTGCGGACCGTGAAGTCGCCCTGGAACTTCCAGGTCTGCGCGACCCACTCCTGCAGGCGGTCCTGCGGAGCGCGCATCACGACGTGGATCCGCGCCACGTCCATCTCGATCCCGTTGTTGACGATGCGCGCGCCCGACTCCATCCGACCCGACACGCCGGCCTCGGTGATCATCTGGCCCTGGTTGAAGTAGTACTCCTTCAGGCACTCCGAGCCGATGATCAGCGCCCGGCGCACGCGCGCGCCGGCGGTGGTGCCGCCCACGTAGAGCTCGCCCGCGAACGGCTCGTCCTGCGTGAAGGTCGCCGTGGAGCCGCCCTCGACGTTCTCGACCACGGGGCACTCGTTGTTGCGCATCACGATGCAGCCGAGGATCCGCTTGATGACGAAGTCCTTGTAGGCCATGCCCTCGGGCAGCGACTCCTGCAGCCGCTGGAACTCGTTGTCCGAGTAGAGCTGCTTGATGCCCGTGGGATCGACGTGCATGTGGTAGCTGCCGTCGCCGAGCGGCATCACGTTGGTGCTCTGCAGCCGCGCCACGCCGTCGCGGATGTCGCTCAGGTGCAGGAGGTCCGTGCCGGCGGTCAGCGCGTCGACGCTGTTGCCGCCGCCCGCGCGCACGATGTACGTCCGCGAGGAGGCGTAGACCGGATCGCGGCTGGCGACCGTGATCGCCGTGTCGATCGTGAGCGAGCCCGGCCCGGTCTCGTCACCGGCGGTGTCCGGCGTGAAGCCGGTGACGTTGACGACGACGGCGCCGCCGACGGTGCGGACGACGGTGATCGGCAGCGGGTTGCTGGTCGAGACCGGCTCGTAGCGGACCGGCGATCCGGTGCTGAGATCCGGGCGCCGCGCGCGGGTGAAGCCGTTCAGCCGCTTGACCGGCAGCGTGGTGGCCGTGGTGATCGCCGCCGAGGCGACGGTCCAGCCGGCGACGCCCGCGTTGTACAGCGCGAGGCGCGTCAGGCGGTTCAGCGTCTGGCCGGCGTTGAGCCCCAAGGTCTTCAGATCCTCGGTGACCTTGTTGACCGGCGTGACCGTCGCGCTCGCGAGGTTCGTGTCGATCGTGTCGGCCCACTTGTGCATGACCGCGCGCCACTGCTCGAGGCGGTAGTCGCTCGGCGCGGGGTCCTGGCCCGGGGTGAGGGGCCGCAGCTTGGGCTTCATCAGGCCCTTGCCGGAGAAGAACTTCTCGTCCCCCTCGTTCGCGGCCCACTCCTCGTCGGCGGCCTCCGCGCGGAACTGCATGAGGGGGAAGAGGGCGTCGTGGAAAAAGCGGTCCAACGCCTTCTCCTGGACGAGCTGTCGCATCGCGGGGGTCTGGAGAATGACGCTGAAGTCCATGGTGTGTCGTAGCTCCTTTTACAAAACGCTACCGACGTGTCCGCCGGCTGCGCAAGGGCAGCCACACCAGCGCGAGCCCCGCGGGCGGGCTACGAGCGCATCGGGGGGCCGCCGCCGCGCGACGCCGACCCGATGTTCCGGTACCGCTCCTCGAGCTGCTGCGGCGTCAGGGTGCGTGCGTCGACGGCGGACGCGTCACCCGCGGCGCCGGCGACGGCGCTCGGCGCGGGGACCGGCGGTGCGCCGTTGCCGGCCGTTGCCGCCGCGGTCTGCGCCGGGACGACGGCCTCGCCGTAGAGGTACGGGCGCGCCTTGCGGAGATCGGCGGACCACGCGGCGAGATCGAACGCCTTGAGCGCGGCCTCGCCGGCGGGCGTCTTGTCGGCGGCGAGCTGGCCGAGGTGCTGCTGCAGGAGGTGCCACGAGAAGTCGAGCTCCTTGACGCCGGCGCGGATCAAGTCCTCGCGCATGCTCTGCTGCGCCTGGAACTGCGCGAGCTGCGCCTGGTAGGTGGCCGCCTGCGCCTCGGCGGCGATCCGCTGCTGATCGGCCGCGCTGGTCTTCTGGCGCATCTCCTCGCGGGCGGCGCGGAGCTTCTTGCGGACGGCGTCTGGGATGCGGCGATCGTCCTCGGGCGCTTCGCCGGGCGCGGGCGGGACGACGGGCGGCGGCGCCGCTGCTGCGGCCGGCGGGATGGGTGCGGGCGGGACGTACGCGGGCGCGGGCGGAACGTACGGCGCCGGGGCAGGCGCGACCGGCGGCGGAGCGGCGGCGGCCGGAGCCGGAGCGGCGGGCGGGGTGGCGGCGGGCGCCGGCGGGGTGCCAGCGGCGGGGGTCGGGACGATCGGATCGGGCATGAGGTTCTCCTTGGGGTCAGTATCGCTGCCACGCTCCGCTTCCTCCAAGGCGTCCAGCACGTCCTGGAGGGAGGTGAAGCCCAGCGCGAGCGCGCGCCGGTCCATGTCGCTTACCGGAGGACTGGCTACCTCCGGTCCGTTACCCGGGACCGGCTGTTCTTCTGGAGTGGGAGTGATCGGATCAGGCATGGCCCGATCATCCTCGGTCGCCGCCGGCCGGCGATCAATCCTGACGCCGACGAGCCGCGCGCGTCGCAGTCACCTTCTCGACGAGCGAACTGGCCGCGTCGGATCTGCTTGGTGGCGCCGTCGTCGCGTCGGAGCCATCGAGCGCGCCGGATCTGTGGAGGTCTTTGGCCGCGTTCCTGAGCAGCGCGCCCACCGGCATGTCCAGCTTTGAACGCACGCTCGCACCCGCCCGGATCAACTGCTCCTGGCTGAGCCCGGTCGCCTCGCGGATCTGCTTGTCAGTCTTCTTGGTCGCGAGCGCGACCATCATCTTGTGCTCGTCGGGGGTGAACTTGGACACGGGTCCGCCGGCGGCAGGCGCGGTGCGCTTCTCGCGGACCTTCGCGATCAGCGTGCGAGCCTTCGCGGAACGCGCCGGCTTGTCGCCAGCGCCTCCGTCGGATCCGCCGCTGCCCTCGCCGAACTTGCCGTTCTCGGCGCGCGGATGCTTGCTCTCGTCCCAGTCACCCATCGTGGACTCCGCTGTCGGGTTGGACCGGCAGCGCGGACCGCGGGCGCCGGTGAAGCTGCGAGATCAGGCCGAGGGCGCGAACTCGGCGTCCCACTGCGTCGTCGACAGCACGCGCGGGATGTACTCGATCACGAACGCGGTCACGTCCGTGGACAGGAACGTGATCGTCTTGCCGTCGTCGGACAGCTTCGCGAGCCCCACCACCGTGCTGTTCAGCGGGTTGAGCCCGGTGCCGCTGGCGTCGGTGATCGCGTACGAGCCGGTCGCGTCCGTGCCCGTGGTTTCGGCGGTCACGCGGAGCGAGGTGACGGTCAGCGCCGCGAGGCGGTTGGTGTTCGCCGCCCCGGTGGTCTCGCCGGTGCCGTCGATCGTGGTCAGGTCGAACTCCCCGGCGGCGGTGAGCCCGGTGAACGTCCGCTTGAGCGGGTACAGCGTGGTCCCGAGCAGCGTCTTGTGGAGCGCGTCGGGAACATCGTTCGGGTTGGCGTCGTCGAGAACGGAGCGGACGGTGCGGGGAGTCGTCATCGGATCATGCCTCCTGGCCAAGGGTGAGAGTCACCGTCGCGCTCTGGCCAGCAACGCGAACGAGGGAGAGCGCCGTGATCGGCGTCGCCCTGGAAACAAGCAGGAGGAGATCGTCGACGGGGATGTCCTTGTCGGTCCCGTCGGCGCTGGTGATGCGCGCGGTGATCTTGGTGTCGCTCTCGATCACCAGCACGTTGATGCCCGTCCATCCGTCGAGGTTCACGACCACGGCGGAGTCGCTCGTCAGGGGAATCACGCGCCGCTCGGCCGCGCGGGCGAGCGCGACGCGCAGATCGATCACGCGCGCCACGCCGGCGGCGGGCAGCTCCGTGATCGTCCCCTCGATGGCAAGCGTCGACATCGGGGCTCAGTCTTCGTCGCCGCTGACCATCTTGGCGTGCTCGCCGGCCGCGGCCTCGAGCCCCTCGCAGAGCGCCTCGCACTCCTCGTCGAGGGTGGTCAGCATCTCGGCGGCCTTCGCGATCGTCTTCTCGGACTTCGGATCGACGGTCTCCGCCATCTCGGCGAAGGCGCTCAGATCGTCGAACGCCGCGCGGGCGGCGGCGAGCGCCTCCTTCGCCTTCGCGGCGAGCTCGGCGAGCTGCTCGGGCTCCGACTTCGCGGGCTCCGCGCCCGGTGCGCCGCCCGGCGCTGGGGGCGCCGGCGGTCCGCCACGATCCACGGGGTTCGGCGGCGAGCCCGGGTAGGCGGTCGGGTTGGCGGCGATCGCGCGCAGCGTGCTCGGGTCGTAGGCCATGAGCGGATGGTAGGCGCGGCGCGCGCGCTGCTGCAACCTCACCCCGCGCGGCGGCGCTGGCGCTGGCCGGTCATCTCCTCCACCAGCTTCTCGGTGGCGGGTGTGCGCCGACCCTCCAGCCAGATCCAGCCTGGCACGCCCCAGTGCGCGCGCCACGGCATGAGCACGCTGCGATCATTCGGACGGTTCGGAGGGTGGCTCCACGACTGCCCGGCGAGCCCGGCCGCCACGTCCTCGCCGTCGGGCGCGGCCGGCGGCTGCGTGAACATCCCGCCGGGCGGCGTCACCTGGCCGTGCATCGCCTCGGAGTCGACGCCCACGCGATCGTCCAGCGCCTGGCCGTCGTCGCTCACGTGCTCGGTCCAGCGCATCCAGAGATCGCCGTCGAGTTCCTCGCTCTGCGCCTCGATGGCCTCGCGGGTGCTCGCGCTCGTGCTGTACGCCAGCTCGGTTCGCACGATGCGCTCGCCCTGCCACCACTCCATCTCGCCGGTCGCCGTGATCCGGTCGATCGCCTGCGTCGTGGTCTCGCCGGCGGCGATGGACGCGCCGAGCGCCTGCTCCATGCGGCCGACCATCCGCGTCCCGTACCGAGCGATCGAGATCTCGTGGGCGGTGAGCAAGCTGGAGGTCTGCCCCTTCACCAGGCCGTTGAGCCGCGCCGTCTCGAGGAGCGGCAGCGGGACGAGCGCGCCGGTGAACTGGCGCTCGAGCCGGGCCACGGCCTCGAGCGAGGCGCGCGCGCCGGCGAGCGCCGTCTGGAACGCGGCCTCGTTGAGCGCGCCGGCGGCCGGGTGCTGGATGGTGGCGAGCCCGAGCTTGATCTGCGCGAGCATCCCGCGGAGCTGCACGTCCGAGAACGAGCCGGCGGCGCTCACGCCGAGCTTGCGGGTGACCTCGGCGAGCATGTCCTCGTAGAGCTTCTTGATCGGCGCGATGCCGTTCTGCCGGACGAGGCGCGCGAGCTGGCGCTGCTGGTCCAGCACGAAGGCTCGGTAGGTGTCAGGCAGCGCCATCGGCGGGGCCACGATCGCACGCGGCGGCGGCGCGGGCTACGCGCGGCGCTTCGGTCGGATCTCGTCCAGCGCCGCCTTCATCTCCTTCGCCTCGTCCTTCGTGATCGCGGCGAGGTAGGCGGCGAGGTACACGTCCATCTCGCTCGGGCTCACTCCGCCGCTGGCCACGGCGCTCGCGCGGGCACGCTCCTCGGCGGTCCGCAACCGCTCGGCCGCGGCGTCGAGCCGACGGATCGCGGCCTCGAGCCGGGCGCGGGCGGCGGTCACGCGGACCTCTTGGCGCGACGCGGGCGGAACATATCGGCGAGCGCGGCCACGCCGGCGCGGGCGATCGCGATGTCGGCGCCGAGCCGGCCGGCGATGAACGCGTACCGCTCGAACGCGCCCACCGCGGACTCGTCGGCGGCAGCCGCGGCGCGCTTCTCGGCGGTCGCGAGCCGCTCGTCGATCCTCGCCAGCTCCTCGAGCGCCATCGTGCGGAGGCTCATCCTCGGCACGCGCGGCTTGCGCACCGGCGCCGCGATCGCGCGCTCCCACGGGCCGTCGATGCCGTCCTCGTCGGTGAGGCGCGCCATGACTACGCTCCCTTCAGGTGACGCGCCCCGACACAGACGGTGTGCGGCGGAGCAGTCGGATCGAGAACGAGATGATCGGCGCACGCCAGCGACACGCGTCCGGAGCCATCCAGCCACACGATTCGATGCGTGGCTGCGGAGCCACACCGCGGGCCAGTCGGGACGTCGCGCTCCACGTCGTGGTCAGGGTGCCAGTCGCATGTCAGATCGGGCTCCACCGTCGCCATGACCGTGAGCCCGAGACCCGCAATCGCGACCACGCGGTAGCCGAGCGCCTCGAGCTGCGCCTGCGCGCTCTCGAGCGGGGCGAAGTCGTCGGGCACCTCGTCCGGCGCGACCGCGATCCGCGCCAGCTCCTCGGCGGTCCATGCTCGGCCCTGCTCGGTCACGTGGAGGGTGATGGCCGGCGGCGCGTCGGGTGTCTGCATGCCGTGAGTGTGCACATTCACGTGCACATCGTCAAGCACGCGGCATGCGTCAGACGATGAGACCGGGCACGGACACGAGCGGCTTCTCGGCGCCCGGGGAGCGCATGATGTCCACGATCGCGTACGACGGCCCCCGCGCGGCGGCGCGCTCGGCGGCGGGCGAGCAGAGCCGGCACGCGTGCACGCGGCTGTACATGATCGCCATCCCCGTCGCGAGCTTCACCGGCTTGATCATCCCGAGCCGGATGCCCTCCTCCACCGCGATCCGCTCGCTCGGGTTCATGTCCACGATCCGGATGAACACCTGGATCCGGATCGACACGTGCGGGCTCTTGCAGCCGTCGCAGGCGGCGCCGTGGAACGCGAGCTTGGCGTGGAGCTCCTCGGCGGTGGCGCGCCCGCCGAACAGCTTCTCGCGATGGATGATCGGGGTCGAAGCGTTGCCCATGGCCGATCATGCTCAGCGGCGGGCTGCGGAGGCGCAAGGCTACGAGCTGCGAGCTCCGGCCTCCGCCATGGCCCTCGCCACCCGCGCGGTCACGCGCCCGGCGCCGCAGCACCACTCGCAGTGCCCGTTGGCATCACGACCGCTGGCCGGGCACGGACACGGGACCAGGAACGCGACGCATGGACCATGCGAGTGCGCCCCGCCTGGCACCTTGGCGTTCCAGATCTTCTCGACGAGTTGCATCACCCGGCCGTAACCGATGCGCTCGCCGAGATCGCGCACCGCTCGCTCCTCGTCGTTCGAACTCATACGCTCTCCTGGCGCAGCCTCACCACGACGGTCTCGACGCCAGTGCCGCTCTCCTTGAACGAGCCCGAGGGCAGCGGCCGGATCCCGCCGCGCTCCTCGCACCACTCGCGGAACTCGAGGTAGCGCCGATCGCGGCGGAACGTGACCGAGGCCGGCAGCACGCTCACCAGGATACCGCCCTCGACGAGCATGCCGAACGCGTGGCGCACGTGGTCCAGGTGATCGCCGAGGCCGACGCGGCAGAACGGCGGGTTCATGACCACGCGGTCGAAGCCGCCCGTGGCGGGGTACGTCATGAAGTCCTCGCACTGCCCGACGTGCAGGGCTCCGCGGTGCCCCATGGCGCCGGCGCGATCGCTCAGGCTCTGCCGTCGCGCGGCGTCGCGCTCGACCGCGTACACCTGCACGTCGCCGATCTCGAGCACCGCGTCCACGATCCGGCCGGTGCCAGCGCTCGGCTCAAGCACGTGCTGCTTGGGACGCACGTCGGCCATCTCGACGAGCCGGCGCGCCAGCGGCGCGGGCGTTGGGAAGTGCCCAACGTCCTGGCCGGTCTCCACCTCGCCGGTGGTGATCGCGATCTCGATGCGCGCGCGGGCGTCCGAGTCGAACACGTGCGCCTTCGCGCTGCGGTTCCACTTCCCGCCGAGTGCCTCGAGCACCTTGTTGACGCGCGCGTACGTCGCGCGGTCGAGCTGCTCGGCGATTCGCACGGAGGTCGCGCTCGGATACTCGAGCATCGAGAGGAACGAGAGCACCTGAGGATCAATGCGCATCAGATGGCTCCGGCAGGGTCTCGATCGCGGCCTCGATGAGCTTGGCCATCGGCATGCCGCGCCGCTCGGCCTCGGCCTTCAGCCGCACGTAGAATGCGGCGCTTACCGACACCTTGCACCCGTTGGGCTTCTTGGGGGGGGGCTCATCACGCCGCCGCCATCAGGAGCTGCTCGACCAGATTCTCCGGGGAGATGCCCTGGCGCTCGGCCGCGGCGCGGAGTCGGTCGGACACGTGGCGACCCAGCGTGACCGGGCCGTCCGCCTGATCCTCCGCAGCGGCGCGCAGCGAGTGGGCGAGCATCCAGCTCGAGCGGTCGCTACCCGCCTGCGCGGCGGCCTCGGCGAGGATCTTGGCCTGCTCGGCGGAGGCCAGAACCTGGATGCGGGCGGGTGGGGTGACGGCCGGGCGGCCGGACTTACGTGGCTTCTTGGGCATGCACTGACTATGCACATGCGCGTGCACAGTGTCAACCGGGCGACCGTGCACCCGACCGAGTGAGCGGTCAGATCGGGTGGTCGTAGGTCAGCCGCACGGCGCCGATGCAGAGCCCGGCCTGGTCCGCGGCGAGCTCGAACCAGTGCACGGCGCCGCCCTCGACGATCGTGTCCACCAGATCGAACGGCACGTCGTGCCACAGGTCCGGCACGTTGAAGACCGAGACCGGAGCCAGTGGACCGGGCACGCTGCCGCCGTTCGGGGCGATGCTGACCGACCGGATCGCCAGATCGGCCGAGCGGTTGCCGGCCATCGCGATCGTCATCGACAGCATCCGATCGCCCTCGACGAGGGTTGGCAGGACGGCGAACCGGCCGGCGCCGTAGCTCAGCATGCAGCCGTCGGAGGTGCCCGTGAAGCCGTTGAAATCCGGCGTCCAGTTGGTGTGCACGACACCACCGATCGCGCTGATCACCTCGGTGGCCGGCGGTTTGGGCGCGGGCGGCGGCGCGACGGCCTGATCCGGCGGCGCGGCGGTGGCGCTCGGCGTGGCCGTGCAGGCGGGGGCGAGGAGGAGGGCGAGGAACAGAAGGGAGGCGCGCATGCACCAGAGCGTACAGCGCGCCGATCCGACGCTACAGGCGGGCGTCAGGCGGGCGGGACGATGCGGACGCTCATCCCGGCGATCCGCCCGGCGAGCTGCACGAGCTTCAGCGCGATCCACCGGCGCCAGCGGCGGCGCGGCGCGGGCGCCACGAACTGGATCTCCAGCACGGCGCACGGGCCGGCGAGCCGCACGATCTCCGTCCGAACCACGCGCTCCTTCATGCGGGCGGGGCCTCGGCGGGCGGGACGGCGGGCGGAGCGACCGGCGATGCCGGCGCGGGCTTCACGAGCATCGACTGCGCCTCCACGATCGAGATCGCCACGTCGAGCGGCATGCCGGCGAGGAACGCGAGCAGGTGCGCCGCGGCAGCGGGCGCGAGCTCGCCGCCGGTGACGCGCACGACCAGCGCCACGAGCGCCTCCATCTGCGGCCCGGCGATCATGGCGTCGGCGGCCTTCCCCGACGGCGGATGGCCGGCTGGCGCTGCTGGCGCCGACGGAGGGGCGGCGATGTCCGCGGGCGCGCCGGGGCTCGATACCTGTCGCCCGAGCAGGTCCGCCATCAGCGCCTCGTCGCCGCCGGCGCGCTCCATGCGGATGCGCTTCAGCGCCTCGGCCGGGTCGGACACGCCGAAGAACGGCGCCAGGTACTGGACCGCGCTCTCGAGATCGATCGCCTGCGCCAGCCGCGCCTGCGAGATCGCGCTCGCGGCGTCGCCGGCGTCGGACGGGCCGCGCTGCACCCACTCGGGCCACACGAGCTCGAGATCATCGGCCGTGATCGTCGTGACCGTCGGCGGCAGCTCGCGCTCGACCGGCTGACCGTCCGGCCCCTCCACCGGAGGCAGGCTCACGGCTCCGACCAGCCGGAGCCCGGTCTGCGGATCCGTCGGCCCGGACGTGCGCACTTTGATCGCGGCGCGGATCATCTTCGCGAGGAGCGGCTTCACGCCCTGCTCTCCGTACTGCTCGCGGAACAGGTCCCCGCGCTCGTGCATCGACGAGTAGCGCCGCTCCACCTCGGTGGCCGTCATCGGGCCGGCGGTCTGCTCGGCATCGAGCACGCACTGCACCACCTCCAGGAAGTTGCGGCGGTGGACCTCCACCATCTTCAGCCCGGCCTCGATGCCGGCGCCGACGATCTCGAGGTACGTGGCGCCGGCGCCCTTCTCGACCTGGATCGCGTTGCGCGAGCCCTTTTTCAGGCTCGCCAGCTTGAGCTGATCGCTCTCGATGAGGAGCGTCGGATCGAGGTTCTCGACGGCGGCCTGATCGGCCTGGCTCAGGAGCCGATCGATCGCCTCCTGCGTGTCGTACTCGCCGAGGCAGTCCGGATCGCCGTCCTGCTGATCGGTGAGCGTGTTGCGGATCCACACGCCGGGGAACTCTCCGAGGCCGTGGTCCACGCGGGTCTGCGCTTGCCACACTGGCTCGTCGCCCTCGCCGACGGGCGCCGGCACGAACACCACGTCCGAGGTCTGATCGATGATCCGCCGGTACCAGAACCACACCTCGCGGAGGATGCCGTCGCCGCCGTACTGCTCCGTCGGGAACATGTAGCGGATCTCGAGCGCGCTCACCTCGCCGCTCGAGCGGTTGATGAAGGTCGGCGTGCACCACCGCGGATCGTGCACCTCGACGACGGGCCGCCCGCCCTGGAACGCGAAGGTCATCACCGCCGTGCCCTGGCCGCCGCCGAACATCCGGCCGTGCGCGAATCTGATCCACATCCGGCACGACGCGATGACGCCCTCGATCCACGCCTGGACCGCGGGGTTCCGGTGCTTCACCGACGGGTGTTTCTTCGCCGAGAACAGGAGCCCGGTGAATCGGTTGACCACGGCGCGCACGAGGTGGAACGGCGCCGTGGGCCGGCGCATCGAGAGCGGCATGTCGTCGGTGCCGCTCGGATCCCAGAATCCCGGCGGCAGCACCTGCGTGCGCGCGATGTTCTCGCGCTCGAGCTCGCCCATCACCTTCCGGCCGTCCCAGCCGACGGAGCGCGCGGCATACGGCTCGGCCTCGTAGAAGGACCAATAGCGGTTGAGCTCGAGCTGCCGGGCCGTCATGCCCTGGCGCTGGAGGCGCGCCATCTGCTGATCGTGCAGCGCGACGCCCGCCTGGAAGGCATTCCCCGGTCCGTACGCGAGCATCGGCATCGCCCGAGGATCACGCCCGGCCCGAGGCCGAGCAACCCGCTCACGTCCGGCGCGGGCGCTTGCCCTGCTGGATGCCGGTCGCCAGCCGCACGCCCTCGCGAGCGAACCACATCGCCATGAGCCGATCGCCGGTGTGGCTCCGGGGGTCGTAGCGCAGCATCTCGTTGATCAGCGCCAGCACCTCCGGATCGATGGTGCCCTCGAGCGTGCCGCCCTGGTTCGGCAACACCCACTTGCCGGCGGACATCTCGACGGCGATCGACTCGAGCCCGAAGGTGGGATCCACCTTGTTCTTGCCCGTGTAGAAGGCGCGAACCGGGACCGCGCTCCCCTCCTCCACGAACTGCTTGATGTACGCCTGCGCCGCGTTCGACTCGACGATCATCAAGGAGTTGTACCGGCGGTGCAGGTCCTTGATCGCCGCCACGATCTCGGGGCCGCTGAGCTTGCCCGAGGTCACGTCGAGGAGCTGGCGCCGGCCGGTCCGCTCCTCGACGGCGATCGTCACGAACGCTGTGAGGTCGGACTTTTTCTTCTTGGTGGCGCCGAGGTCAACGCCGGTGATCGTGCGGTACCCCGGCGGCACCACTGACAGCGCCCACGCCAGCTCGAGGCCGTTCCCCTCGCGCAGCGCGCGCAGGATGTACGCCGCCTTGAACCGGCGCTCCGCGTCGGCGACCGGATCGCAGAACAGCGAGCGGCGCGACTCGATGGGTCCGCGGTTCGCGATCTCCTTGTCGATGCGCGCGTCCGGCCACACCTCCGGCCACGAGCTCCGCCCCTCGGCGTCGCGCACCGGATACTTGCGGTGCGCGGTCGCGGGCTCCTTCGCGTAGCGGTGCGCGGCGTCGTCGTGGTGCCACGCGTTGCCGATGAACCACAGCCGCGCGCTGTCGGTTCGCCGGCCCTCGATCGTGCTCTTGAGCCAGGAGTGGTACTTCTCCCTGAGGTGCTCTGAATACGTGTTCTCGGGCGTGAGGTAGTCGTCAATGATGATCAGGTCGTAGCGGGCACCGAGGATCGCACCCTCGAAGCCCGACGCCTGGACCGTTGGATCTTTCGAGATCGTCGAGCGCGCGACGTGGAACGCGTCGGCGCGCCACAGCCCGGTGGTGTCGCTCTTGTCGGGGCGAACGTGCGGGAACACGGCTCGGTACTCGGCCGAGTTCTCGATGTACGTCTTGAGCGTCTTGACGATCCGCTTCGACGCCCCGGCCGCCGACGACAGGATCAGGATCCGGATGTTCGGGTTGGTCCCGATCTCCCACAGCACGCGGCCGACGGAGAGCTGGCTCGTTTTCCCGCTCTCCGTGTGACACGTGAGGACCACGCGCTCGCTGGAGTCGATGAGGTCGTGCCACTCGACGTGCATCGGCGCGAGCAAGATCGGCGCGCCGGTCTGCTCGTGCCTGAGCACGAACTGGCAGAACACCGCCGGGTCGGTGCGCGAGACCTCGGCCAGCTTCGCCATCGCCGGCGCGAGATCGGCGGCGGCCTTGGTCAGCGCGTGGCGGCGCTTGAAGTTCCCGCCACCGCGGCGCGCCGTCTCCCTGCGCTCCGCCCGCGGCTGAATGGCCGCTCGTCTCGCGGGTCTAGTTCGCATCTGCGGGCCGCTCCGCCGGTGGCTCGTCCTCGGACTCCTCCGGCGAGGGCTCGATGTCGATCACCGTGGGCTGCGCCGGCGCTACGAGCGACCCGCGCGCGCGCGCCAGCGCCAGCGTCGCCGCGGCGTGATCGATCAGGCGCGCCGCCTCGGCCTCGGTACTGGACGAGGTGATCGCTGGTCCGCTGATCGAGCTGGGGTCATAGCTGCCGTCGATCTTGCAGATCTGGTCGGCCGCCTTGATCGCCGCTCGGAGCGCGTCGACGGAGCCGATCGCGAGCAGCCGCTGGACGATCATCATGTGCAGCCCGCGGTTCCGCGCGCGCTTCCGATCGGTCAGCTCCGCATCGGCGTCGCCGAGCTCCTCGAGCGCCTTGTTGACGTAGACGCGAGCCTGCTGCCGGTTGACGGTCCACGTCTTGGCCGGGATGTTCTTGTCGGGGTCGGCCTCCTGCGTGGTCTGGCACCAGTCGATCACCCACTTCGGATCAGAGCCGGTGACGAGCAGGCTCTTGATCGCGACGATCCGCGCGGACACCTCCGGCGTGTGCTTGCCCTTGGCCATCACCGCACCCGGGGCACGGCAGCGGAGGCGAGCAGCTCACGCCGCGCAGCGTCCGTGCGGATCGTCCAGCCGACGAGCTCGGCCAGCCAAACCGCGTGGAGCTCGCAGTATCCGGCGCGCGCGGCGGCCAGGATCGCCTCGGCCTGGACCATGGCCACGTCCACCACCTGGCGCCAGCACGGGCCGACGATCGCGCCGATCAGACCCTCGAGGTCGGGATACTCACGCGTCCGGCAGGTGCTGCACGTGTATCCCACGACCCGGCCACTATACCCGGGCAGGTCACGGAAATCGTAGGTGGCGCGCCGGCGGGGCCGTGACCGGCCGGAGAAACGGAGACGGCTCGGGCCGCCGCCGGCGTCGTCACGGTCCGAGGCTACCGCGCGAGCTGGCCGGGCGTCAGGCGCTCACCGGAGTGGCGTGTGCTACCAGATCTGCATGTTCCGACTCCTGAGCGCGCTCGTCGTCCTCCTCGCCGCCTGCAATCAGCCCGATCTCCACTCGGAGCCGAGCGCGCTCATCGCCCCGGCGCCCCCGCCCGCCGGCACCCTCACGATCCTACCGATCAGCCCGGCGGCTGCGATCACTACGGCCTTCGGTCCCTCGTGGGACGGCGATGTCTGGTCCATCACCAAGAGCGGCGACGCGCTCCGATACCCGGTGCCGGTGATCGTCGGCGACACCCTCACGGAGTGGGCCGTGTTCGCGCGCCGATCCACGGTGGGCGCCGTCCTGTCGGCGCAGCTACAGGTGTTCGACGCGGTGGACCTGCGTCACTACGACGTTGGGCCGATGGTCACGAACGGCGATCCGGTCACCGGCTACTTCCCGCTCGAGACCGCGATCCCGCCGGTGTTCGTGCACGAGGACTTCTCGGTCTCGGTGCTCGTGATCGGCGAGGGCACGCCCGGCGACATCGTGGGGACCGCGAACGTTTACGTGATGCGGCAGTGGCAGTGACGGGCGCGCGCGAACCGTTCAGCCCAGGCGAACAGTTCACGTAGGCGGCCGGGGCGAGCCCCGGAAGGCGGGGATCAGGGAGCGGACCGCGACGCGTGGCGCTCGTTCCAGCGCTGCACCTCGGCGATCCGCTCGGCGCCGGCGGCGTACTCCTCGGTGGAGGTCCAGGCGAGCACCTCGGCCTCGGTCGCCGGACGCGCCGCATCGGGGCAGTAGTCGGCCACGTGCTCGATGCACGCCGCGAGATCGTCGCGCGTCACGTGGCAGCGCGGACCGTCCGGGGCGAGGTAGGTCACGCGGATCCGGCCCGGCTCGGACGGATCGCCGGAGCGGATCGCGAGGTCGCTGGGGCTGCCGCGGTAGGTCAGGAGGATCGCGGGCGAGGAGGCGAAGGCGGCGGCGATCGTCTCGATCGTGGCGGATCGCCTCGAGAGGGTCTCGTCGGCGAGGGCGTCGAGATCCATCACTGCGCCTCCGCGTGCGCCGCCTCGTAGCCGCGCTTGAACGCCGCGATCCACTCGTCGCTGATGTCGTCCCACGCGTCCGCGTAGAGACCGCACGCCTCGCAGATGCCGCTCGGCATGACCGCGTTGATGTAGGCTTCGTCGGCACCGACGAGCGGCCACGCCCACGACTCGGGCTCGGCGCCGCGGTCCACGTCGGCCGCGCGCCCCTCGTAGTCTTCGCGACCTTCCCGCTCGCCGTGCGCCGAGACCACGGCGGCCACGGCCAGGTACACGAGCGACGGATCATGCTTGGCGATCTCGTACGCCTTGCTGACCGACAACCCCTCGCGAGCGTCCTCCGTGGGATCGGCGTGCTTGGAGAGCGTGAGGCCGAGATCCTCGGCGATCTCGATAGCGGCGGTGCCGGTGATGGTCGCGGTGTTCGTCATCTTGAAGCCAGGATACGCATGCTCGTGCACACTGTCAAGCGCATGGCCATGCGCCTCGTAAACGCGCGTCAGGATGTCCGGATTACCCGGCCAGATCGTCGACAGTGATCTCCGAGGTGCGCCGCCACCCCTCGCCCCGGCGGCCCCCGGCGAAGATCTGCGCGATCAGCGGGTCGGCCTCGAGCTGGAACCCGCCCTCCTGGTCCACCAGGCGGAACGTGATGGATGGCCGGCCGAGATCGAGGGCGTCCCGGATCCCGAAGTAGCGGAACGCCCCGCCCTCGGCGAGCGCCGCGAGATCGAGCTGCATGGCGGACTCCGCCCGCGCGAGGCCGGCGTGGTCGGCGTCGAGGCCGGCGAGCGGGGCCATGGCGTGGCGGAACGCGGCGTGGAGCAGCGCGTAGAGCGGCGGGCGGGCGGTGGCGCGCCGCTGCTGCCGCAGCCGGCGCAGGTCCGCGGCGATCACGGCGCGCGCTTCCCCAGCCGCGCGCGGCGCTCGAGGGCGGACGCATCGACGATGCGCTGGAGGTACGCCGAGCTGATGACGCCGTCCCCGTGCGACCGGGGCTCCGGCAGCTCGATCTCCGGCTCGGGCGCCAGCATCCGGGCGAGGTAGTCGGCGTCGACGATCATCGTCTCGCCCTCCTCGTAGGCGGCGAACGGCGGGGAGATGGTCGGGGCCGGCCTCATCGGGTGATCGCCCCGATCCGCGCGTAGTGCTCGGCCTGCGCCCGGCTGTCGGCCTGGCCGTCCCAGCGCGCGCCGGTCCAGTAGTACCAGCCCGGCGCGGTCTGCCCGATCGCGTCCGTGGGGCAGTCGGCGTCGGCCGCGGTGAACTCGCGGACCGTGCCGGTGGCGATCGGCGGCTCCGTGGGCTCGACCCTCGCGCTCGCGGCCAGGACCCGCAACGGCTTGGCGTCGCAGTCGTGATCGTTGATGGCGTCCTGGAACACCCCGGCGTCCAGAACAGCATCGACCACGTGCTGTGCCGAGGCCGGGTCGCCGAGCAGCTCGAGGGTGACGATGACCCGGACGGGACGACGGGCGAGGCGGACGGTGGTGGATGTGTCGATCACGGGCACTCCTTGGTGGTGGTGGTGGTGGTCCGCCCGGCCATCCGTCGCTCGATGTCGGCCGCGGCCCCGCGCAGCGCCGCCGCGGCGTGGTCGTGCTGCTCCGATTCGGCCTCCTGGCGCTCGTGAGCTGCCGCCATCAAGCACGACGCCGCGGCGCGCTCCTCCAGGTCCGCCAGTTCGCGTAGGTGGGCGACCGCCTCATCCATCGTGAGCCCGCGGCCGGTCACCGCGCGGCGCCGGCGTTCCTTGGCGCCCTCCGACGCGCCGGCCAGGTAGGCCCGCCGCCACCGCGCGTAGAGCTCGCTGACCACGAGCTGGACGATCGCGACCCACGCGCCCGCGAGGATCGCCGCGAGCCCGCCGAGCGCCATCGCGCCCCACGTGTACCAGCGCTGGACGGCGAGGCACTCCACGGCGTGCGCGTCCCCGCCGGGCAGCGCGACGAGCCGCGCGTAGGCGGTCCCGACGCGGGCGCCGATCGAGGCGCGCCCGTGCGCGAGTAGCGCCGCGCCGTAGGCGATCCAGCCGATCGGGGTGTCGGCCGCGGCGCGCGTGGCCAGCGCGAAGATGATCCCGACCACGACCGTCTCGAGCTGCCACGTCTGCAGCTCGAGTCCGACGATGAGGCGCCGGACCACGGACCAGAGGAGCACGAACCAGGGCACGATGGCGGCGGCGATGGAGAGGAGCGCGAGGGCGTCGGATGTGGTCATGATGGTCTCGGTGGTGAAGGGTTAGGCGGGGGAGCGCGGCGGCGGATCGAGCTGCAGCGTCGGGTGCTCGTGGTAGGTCACGTCGTACCGGCGGGTCACGCGCCAGCCGCGGGTCAGCGCCAGCTTGCGGATCGTGTGCTGCTCGCTCACCGAGCAGCACTCCTCGAGCACGAGCGGTCCGCCGATCATGGCGGCGGCCAGCTCGTGGATCTGCGAGCCGTAGCCGCGCGCGCGATGCCGCTCGAGGACGTGCACGAAGCCGATGAAGGCGACGGGCGCGGCGGCGGAGATCGCGAGCACGATCTCTCCGATCTCCTCTCCGGCGAACTCGAATCGGTACCGTGCCTGGGAGGCCGGCCCGAACCCGGCGAGGGCGGACCACCCGTATCCTCGGGGCCAGAGGGGCATCGGCTCCACGCTGGCGACCGAGAGCACGGAGGTCACGACCGCGCCGCCTGGTCCGCGGCGGCGGCCATCATGGAGAGGGCGAGCGAGCCGGTCTGGACGGCGGCGGCGTGGAGCCGGGTCGCCATGGCGCGGTGCCAGCGGGCCGACAGCGCGGCGCCGCGGCGAGCGGCGCTCTGCATGCCGGCGGTCCAGCGGGCGGCGGCGAGAGTGACGTAGGGGGCGTGCACGGCGGGCTCCGGGATCAGGCGCAGTTGGCGGCGAGAGACGTGTACGCGGCGCGGAAGCGCGCCGGCAGGCAGGGGACCGCGGCGGCCTTGGTCGCGAACGTCCGCACGTCGTCGCTGGACTTCGCCCCCTCGGCGAGGGCGACCGTCAGGCAGCCGTAGACCTCGGCGTCCCGGAAGGCTTCCTGGCTACGCCACTGGAAGGGGTGCGGTGCGGCTGCGGTGCTCGTTTCCATGCACAAGACTATACGCACGCTCGTGCACACTGTCAAGCGCTCGGACATCAGGCCGTGATCGCCTTGGAATCTGCGTACATGGCAGCGATAGCCGAGCGCTCCTCGTCGGTCAGCGCGCCGATCATCGCCTCGAATACCCGCCTCGCGACCCTGGCAGAGGATTCCCACTGCCACACCGGGCGGCGACTCATCGGCCCCACGCACGGCCGGACCACGGCGGATCCGGTGAAGCTGCAGGCCACCCGCCGGCCGTAGTGCTCGACCAGCACCGACAGGCCAGAGCCGTCCGCGAACAGCTCGCAGGCCAGCACCGAGACAGCGGGGAACGCCTCGGCGGCGGCGAGTAGGTGCTCCACCGGCAGCCGGGTCGCGTCCGCCGACATCACGCCACCGCCCCGGCGGCGAACATCGTGAAGCGCCGCGCCGGCGCCGCCCGGCCGGCGAACGCCGCGATCACGTCCCGCCCGTGCGCCCGGAAGCCCGGCGAGCGCGCCTCCATGGAGATGGCCACGATCTCGCGGTCCCGCTCCTCCGCAGCCCGCTGCGCGCGGGGCGAGCGGCCCTCGGCGTGGGCGCGCATCTTCAGCTCGAGCGCCCGCACGCGCGCGGCGCAGCGCCTCGAGAGGGCGGCCGAACGACGGAGCGCCCGGTAGCGAACCCACGCCCCGGCCAGCGCCTCGATCGCCTCGCGGTGCGTCCGGCCGACCTTCGGGGCGCCCGCCCACCGGGCCAGGTCGCGCGCGTGGCGGAGGTTGTACTCGTCCAGGCACGCCAGATCGAGCCGGTCTGCCAGTTCGCGCGTGGGGTTCTGCGGACACTCGCGCTCCGCCCGGATCGCGAGCAGCTCGATCTTGAGGCGCTTGCCGCGGTAGATGGTCGGATCGTAGGAGGCGGGGTGGATCACGTGAGGCTCCCTGCGGTGTAGAGCGCGATCGCGGCATCGCGCAGGCTCTCGGTGGCATCGACGCCGAGCTTGATGCGGGCGGCGTTGGCGAGCTGCAGCGCCTCGCCCTGGCTCAGGCCAACGGCGCGGAGCACGCGGCTATCGCTGCCGCGCTGCTTGGGCGTGGTCGCCATCGCGACCAAGAGCCGGCGCTCGTCGGGGGTGAGGGTGGTGACCGCGTCCATGTGTCTATCTATACGCATGACCGTACGCATCGTCAAGCGCATCCGCTCTAGCCCGGTCCGATTCCGCCACTCCGGACGCCGGCGGCGATTCACGCGTCCAGTCACTTGACGGTGTGCATGGTCATGCGTATCATCTCTCTCATGGTCGACACCACGAACGCCCCGCCGACGGTCGCCGAGTTCCTCGCCTCCCTGCCCGCGGCCATCGACTGCCATGCCAAGTACGTGCCCGGCAAGGATCTCACGGCCCGGGTCCGCAAGGAGCTTGCGCTCGCGGTCACCGCGGGCGTGTTCCCCGCCGGCACCACGTTCTCGGTCACGATCCGCCCCGGCGGCCACACCAAGTCGATCGCCGTCGATCTGCTCACGTGGGACGGCGTGGTCTTCAGCGACGCGTACTACGTGGCGTGCCTCGAGTCGTACGCCGACAACCGCGAGCCGGACTGGCGCGGCATGAACGCGTCGCGCTACTCGCCGACGTTCAACGCGGCGCTCGCCGCCATGAAGGCGATCGCGGACCGCCACAACTTCGAGTCCCTGCCCGCCAACCTGGTGAAGTACCACGCCCCCGACGGGATCGAGCACGCGGAGCGGTACACGCTCGAGCAGATCCTGAAGTGGGCCGAGCGCGCCAAGCGCGGGCCGATCGTCCATGACAAGCGCCTCGGCTGGACCGTGCAGGCGGCGGCGTGACGGCGACGGTGAAGCACCCCGCCATGAAGGCGCGCCGCGACGAGCTCCGCGCGGCCAAGCGTTGCATCAACGGCCCGATGGAGGGCACGCGCGGCGCCGGCGGCATCGAGCACGGTCCGCCCGTTTCCGGCGGGAAGTGCGCCCGGTGCGTCGAGGTGCACGACGGCCCGCGCCCCACGAACCCGGGGATCACGGTCCCCTGCCCGGTGTGCAGCTCGAGGGCGGGCGTGCAGTGCCGCTCGCGCTACGGCGCGGGGCCGTTCACCAGGATGCACGCCGAGCGCGTCGCTGCTGCCACCGCCAAGGAGACCCCATGTCCAACCTCCAACCCGCCGTCAGTCTGATCTACCCACGTCACCCCGGCTGCAACGTCTGGATGTCCACAGGCGGCGGTGGTGGCTGGCGCTGCGGCGACATGGACGGCGCGCTCGTCGTCCACCTGTGTGCGTCGTGCGCGGCTCAGGTGGCGCCTGAGGATGCTGGCGAGCGGGACGCGCTGATCGCCGAGTGGGTCTCGATGCTCGATCCCGAGGGCTGGACGCAGGAGGACCGCGCCGAGGTGGCCGCCGGGCTGCGCTCGGATCTGCCGCCGATCGCCGGGCTGCGCGCGCTCGTGGACCGCCACCGGCGCTGGCGCGCGAACCGCTGACCAGGAACCACCACTCACCGATTCCACTCTCGACAAGGAAATGACATGCCGAACCAGAAGATCGATTTCATCATCAAGCTTCGCGACTTCGCCGCCGCCGACGGCCGCGGGTTCCCCGACGAGTACGGGCACGCGGATTACCAGCCGTCGCGCGGGCAGACCGTCCTCGTTGCGGCCATCGCTGACTACCTGACGCGCCCCGAGGTCGTGTGCGACACGCACACCAACTGGTTCGCGTACCTCGGCAAGCACCTGGTCGATGCGTTCGCGGAGTTCCGCGACGGCCCTCGGTGGGCCGACATGCGCGACCGCTACAAGGCGACCGGGGCCGGCGCGATTCCCGATCTGCTCGACGCGTACGCCGGTGGCTCCGATCGCCAGCTCGTGACGTACGATCTCGCGCGGCTGATGCCGTTGCTCGCCGCGCAGCCGTGGCTCCGCGCTGATCTGGAGTGCCGGTTCGGCGCGCAGTCGATGGTGATCGATCACGCGTGGCGGCGCTTCGTGCGCGTCGCCTATCGCAAGCTGATGGCGCGCATCAAGGAGGAGCGCCACCGCGGCAACGCCGGGACGTTCGGATCCACCGACCTGCTGACCTACGCGATGGCCGGGCGGGTGATGTTCACGTTCCGGCGGGATGAAGTGGGGGGGGGCGACGACGGCCCCAACATGACCTTCGTGGCAGACGACGGCGACCCGCATGGACATCGCTCGGGACCGAACTGGCCCGGCGCGCCCTACCACGTCTGCGTCGCGATGATCGACGAGGTGACCGACCACTGGGACATCGACAAGCTGACCCGCAGCGACACGACCGGACTCGGGTGATCCGATGAGCCGCCGTAAGCCGGTCGAGATCCGCGCGTGCGTGCAGGTCAAGCTGCACCTCCCCACGGCCGCGATGGTGGCGCTGAGCCGGTACCTCTCCGACGCTGGCATCTGCGGCGAGCGCGCCGGTGGATCCGCTCCGGACCCCGACCGGCCGGGCTACAGCTTCAGCACGGCCTACTACCTCGCCGAGTACGAGCACGCGATCCGCGAGTGGCTCGCGGCCAACGTGCGCCCGGCCCGACGCTCGAAGCGGTACCCGTGACCGCGCTCCGGCCGTTCTTCCGCTACCACGGCGCGAAGTGGCGAGCGACCGCGGCCGGGCTGTACCAGGCGCCGCAGCTCGACGTGATCATCGAGCCGTTCGCCGGCGCGGCTGGTTACGCGCTGCACCATCCAGAGCGACAGGTGATCCTCGTCGAGAAGTACCCGGTGATCGCCGAGATCTGGCGCTGGCTCATCAGCGCGAGCGTCGACGAGATCATGGCCATCCCGCCCGTCGACGACGTGGCGGACCTGCCACCCCAGACCGCGCTCGGCGCGCGCTATCTCGTGGGCTTCGCGATGAACGCCGCCTGCACGTCGCCGCGGCGCAGGATCGCGAGGTCCGGGCTCGCGTTGCGCGCCGCCGGCCGCCGCTTCTACGGGTGGACCGAGGCGTTCCGAGAGCGCGTGGCCTCGCAGGTGCCGCACATCCGGCACTGGCGCGTGATCGAGGGCGACTACACCGAGGCGCCGGACGTTGCCGCAACGTGGTTCGTTGACCCGCCGTACATCCTACAGGGGGGGGGTATATGCATGGTCCGAGGGGACTCGACTACACAGATCTGGCGAGGTGGTGCCGCGCGCGGCGCGGGCAGGCGGTGGTGTGCGAGGGCGCCGGGGCTGACTGGCTGCCGTTCCGACAGCTCGGCAAGGTCAAGTCCGGGCCAAGGTCGCGCGCTTCCGTCGAAGTCGTATGGCCCTAGCGTGCGCCACTGAGGCGGACCGCGATCGCCATCTCGTCGAGGAGGCGCGCGTGCTGAGCGAGGGCCGGGGCTCTACGCCGGCTCGACGAACACCGTGATGTTGCCGCGCGCGGGGAATGTGCGCTGCACGGCCTCGGGCGACGTGCCGACGATCCACGCGGCGTACGCGCCGGGCACGTCGGTGTCACCCGCCGCCCACGAGTAGCTGATCGCGCCCTCCTCGTCTCCGACGGCCACCCCGGTGACCTCGACGGGCCCGCTCATCCGGAACTCGAGGGTCCAGTCCGTGAAGTCGAACGCCTCGCCGCAGTCCTCCGCGGCGTCGGCCTCGAACGCGGGGAGCAGGTCGCCCTGACGGATCGTGAAGTCGGTGCCGGTGCAGCGCGTGCGGAGGGTGACGCAGGACATGGCGCCGATCCTCGCCGAGCTCGGCGGCGGGCGCTACTCGGTCAGGCGCCGGTCGCGTCGAGGTCGAGCCAGTCCTCGGCGAGCATGTCGGTCTGCGACGCGAGCCAGCCGATCTGGAGTTCGCCGTCGACCGTCTTCATATCGATGTGCGCGCGGATCGTGACCTTGACGGGCACCGGCGCGGGCTGCGCGACGTAGACGGCGAGCGCGCCGCGGATCGGCGTGTTGCTCGTGTCCACGACGCTGCCTGGCGTCAACGCGAGCCACATGCCCTTGCCGTTCCAGCCCGTGCGGGCGACGCGGTGGCCGTTCTTCAATGCCTCGAGAGCTTGTCCGAAGTTCATGCGGGCATCATCGGCGAGCTCGCGAGCTGGCGCTACGGCTCGAGCGGCGGCAGCTTCGCCGGGTCGTATTCGAACCAGAGCATCCCCTGCGACGTGCCGAGGTAGCGGAGGAGCTTCGCGAAGCGCCGTCCGGCCAACAACGCCAGTGCCTCGCGCTGATCGATGCCCCGCCCATCGACGGTGGTTGGCACCTTCACGGGGATGCAGCCCGGCGTGCGCTTGAACGCCCGGCACGGCGCCGTCAGGCGGTCGCGGCGCGTGCGCTCCTCGTCGATTGGTCTGGTCACGCGGCCCTCGCGTACTCGATGGTCCGGATCGCGGCGCGGCCGACGGCGCGCATCAGGTGGGGCGGGACGCTGTTGCCCACGCACTTGATCTGCGCCGTCTTGGTGAGCGGCTTCCCGTTGAACTCGAGATCGATTCTCCAGCTCGGCGGGAACCCCTGGCAGAGGAACAGCTCGCGGGCCGTGAGCATGCGGAACCCGATGTCGACGAGCACCCACTGCTCGCCGTCGATCTCGAGCACGATCGGCGCGTCGTATCCGAGGAACGCGGCGACCCGCATGGCGCGCTCGCTGACCTCCCGGTCGAGCGTGAGGGTGATCAGCGCGAAGCGGTCTTTCGTGTCGATCGTCGAGAGCGGCTTGCCCAGCGCCTCGGGGCCGCTCGTGCCGTTGTAGCGGATCAGGAACGCGGCCACCTCGGCGAAGTGCGTGCCCGACGCTGAGATCGTGGGGAGCGGCTCGTTGAGCGGATGCGACGACGCGGCTACGTGCGCATCGCTCGTGCCGCGCAGCTTCAGCAGGTGCAGCATCGCGAGCGAGTGGTGGTCGCGCTGCGTGATCGTCCCGATCGGCGCGTCGATGCGCGAGCCGCCGGCGAACCCGCCCTCGCGCTCGCTGTAGTTCTTCACGAGCACGGGCATCGCGAGCCCGTGCTTCTGGCCCTGCGCCACGATGGTCCCGAGCGGCTGCTGTGCGTCGTACACGCGCGGGGACTGCGCCTTCGTGGTCTCGGTCGCGCCGCGCTCGCCGTTGGAGCGGTGGACCAGGTAGGGCGTGGCGATCGCGAAGTCGGTTCCGCCCGCCGTGATGGCGCCCAGCGGCAGCTCGACGCTGTGGGCGCCCTGGCCGCGCCGTTTCCCGCTGTGGTCGATGTCGCCGTGCGCCGTTCTCACCACGATCGGCGACACCACCGCGTGGCCGTCGCGGTTGCCGCAGATCGTGGAGAGCGGCTGGTCCACGCTCGCGCCGCGCCCGTCCTCGCGTCCCTTGTCACCGTACGAGGTCGGCACGACGAAAGGACGCGGCACGGTGAAGGGCCTGGGGACGTTGAACACGAACCGCTCGAGCCCGGCGCGGATGCGCGCGAGCGTCTTGTCCGCGAGCGGCTTGGCGCGCTCGAAGATCGACGGGCACTCGATCGAGAAGTCGATGCACTCGGCCGCCGTCCTCCACGGCTGCGCGCGCCCGGGGCCGTGCGTCGGCTCGGGCCACTCCGCTGGCGTGTCACTCGCGATCAGGAAGAACCGCTCTCGGCTCGTCGGAGACCCGTAGTTGCTGGCCTTCAGGACTCGATAGGAGACGTAGCGGTAATACTTGCCCAGGCGGGCGATGAACGCGTTGAACAGGGAGCCGATCCGCGCCTTGATCGGGCGCAGGTAGTTGCAGCCCCTTAGGCACTTCGGGCGGACCTGGCCGCGCTTGCCGACCGTGCCGCGCGCCGCGGCGAGCTCGGCGCTGCAGCCCTGCGAGTGGTGGCGGTGCAGCGGTCCCCACTTCATGAACGGCTTGACGTTCTCGAGGGACATCGCCCGCGGGCGCACGATGGACGCCGCCCACGACACCGCGAGCCACGCGAGCCCGCGGACCTTGGTAGCCTCCTCGCCGAGCGGGCCGCCCTTGGCCTGCGAGAAGAAGATGCACGTGGGCGAGAAGTGCGCGTAGGCGATGCGCTTCCCGCCGCTCGCCACGACCGGATCCACCTTGACGATGTCCTCGCAGAACACGCGGCACTCGGGGTGGTTCGCGGCGTACATCGCCAGCGCCTCGGGCCAGTGATTGACCGCGATGCCAGGCGCGCGGCGCTCGATGCCGAGATCCTGATACGCCTGCTTGATGCCGAGTCGGGCGCCGCCGCCGCCGGAGAAGTTGTCCGCGTCCGGTTCGTCGGGATCCACCCAGACGGTGAGCGGTGGACGCGCCTCCTCGCGCGCGCTGAACATGTTGAGCTGACCGCGGATCTTCATGACGGCCACAGCTCCGGTGCGACTGCTCGCACGAGACCACGAGCAGCCTCGACGACGGCCGGCTTGTTGTACGTGGTGTTGCGCCGGCTCGGGTGACCGATGCGCACGAGCTCGATGCCGGCCCGGGTCACCGCCTTGCGCACGTCGGCGTGGCCGAACGCGCTGCTGACCTTCACGCCGAGCGCCACGACGATCCTCCACGGCGTGTCGTGGCCGGCGGTCAACGCCAGCGCACGGGCGCGGGCCGCCTTCGCGGACCATCCGCCCGTGCAGAGGTTCGCGCGCCAGATGCCGAGGTAGTCGGCCCGCGGGATGCCGAGCACGTGGCTCTGCAGCCGGTGGCCGGCGCAGCCCGTGGGAGCGCAGTAGAGCGCGAACTCGGGCTCCGACCCGTAGGGGTTGTCTTCGCCGAGGAGCAGCACGCGGCAGCTCTCGGGCGTGGCCGGGAAGCGCTGGCGCACCGCGCCAAGGTGGGTCTCGAGGCCGACCCGTGTTGATTCACCCATCAACGATTTATCGGGGATTTCCGGATAATCGTCAAGCGCTCTCTACGTCCGCGGCGGCTCGAGCGTCCGCGCGATCATGTCGTGCACGGTGGTCTGCGACGCGCCGATCAGCCGCGCGGCGTTGGCCATCACGGTCGGCACGAGGCGCCCATAGCAGCCGTCGGCGAACACCAGCGTGATGGCCACGCCCTCGAGCTTGCGCTCCTTGGCCATCGCGAGCGCGCGCTCGAGCATGGTCACCGCCTCGGCGTGGAAGTCCTCGCGCTCCTGCTCCTCCTTCGTGACCACCTCGATCACAGCTCCTCCGTGCAGCCGAGCAGCTCGGGGTTGACGGTGTCCATGTCCCGGCCCTCGATCTCGTCCTCCTCGCTCCGGCGGGGGCGGTCGAAGCTCACCCGGCGGATGGGGAGCCCGGCGCGCTTGCGGTGGCACCGGCGGATCAGGCGGAGTCGTCGTCGCTTGGCGTTGGAGGTGAGGGGCACGCGCCGATATTACGGGCGGTTGCGGTTGTGGCGTATGGTCGTGCGCATGGAGAACGACATCACCAAGATCTACGCCGTGCTCGTGGAGTACGGCGCCGCCGAGCGCGACCAGCCGCCGACCCTCGAGGCCGTGCTCGATGGAGTCCGATGGCTCGGCCGTCATAGAGACGAAGCCAGCAAGGCAGCAGCCGCATGGGAGAACGCTCGCTCAGGGACGGCGGCGACCGTGCGGATCGATGGCCCCGACGACATGCGGACGAAGATGTCCGAGCTCGCCGCGGCGCGCCTGTTTCGCGCCGAGGTCGAGGCGCTGTGCTCGCCCGAGTCAGAGGCGATGCGCCGCCATGAGGTCGGTGACCGTGTGCGCCAGCTCGGTGAAACGGTCGTGCGGTTGGCACCGCCTATCGTCCCCTCGGCCTCGTAGCTCACGCTTCCCCGCCGAGGTCCGCGCCCTCGTGGATCTCGCGGTTCGCCCGCCGGCGCCGCACGGAGCGGAAGGCGCGCAGCGTGGCCATCGCCCGGTCGAAGGCGCCCGGCGTCAGGGTGCGGCGACGGAAGCACGCCGCCACCGCGTCCAGCGCCGCTCGCTCCATGTCCGAGTGGGGTCTCACGCTGCCCGCGCCGGGTCGAGCGGCACCAGCACGATCGCGTCGCGGCGGTCGGCCAGCCCGGCGCGCGACGGGTGCGGGTCGTGAACGATCTCGCGCCCGCGGGCGATCACGCTGTGCAGGTGCTTCATCGGATCGCCGCCTCCGCGCGGGCTGAGACCGCTCAGGATGTGGAGCCCGGCCGGCGCCCACGCGGCGTCGACCTCCAGGCACAGCACCCACAGCCCGCGCGGTTCGAGCCAGTCGCGGAACCGGCTAAACCACTCGTCCTCCGGGGCGTGCATGAAGTACGGCACGGCGTCTAGATCCATCTCCAGCAACGAGGCGACGCACGCGCTGAAGCAGTTGCCGCCCGGGAAGCCGAACGATCGGCTTCACGACGGCCTCACCCGCGACGTGGCGGCGTCCAGCCTGGAGAGCACCACCTCGTGGAGCAGCTCCGTGGCGATGGCCACCAGGCAGATCTCGTCGTCGCGATCGCTGATCGACCGCATGATCTGGTGGATCTCGCCTCGATGAACGATCTGCGCCTCGAGATCGAGCACGTGCTTCGTCGGGCAGCGCACCGTGAGCAGCGGCGCCAGCGGGAAGGCGGGCGACACCACGATCGACTCGATGATGTCGACGATGCGACCGTAGCCTTTCACGCGGGCGAGCCGGTGCTCGACCACCCGGAGGCACCTGGACACCGCGCGCGCCATCGCGTCGGGCTCGTCCTGGATGCTCGCCTGGCACACCGCCGGGTCGCCGTCGTGGCTCGCCCTGATCGGCCGGCCGCACCGCTTGCAGCCCCGCATCACCGGCTCCGTCCCAGCAGCACGTTCGCGATCATGGCCGCCGCCATCTCCTCCACCCTGGCGATCGAGTCGGTGTCGGCCTCGAGCGGCAGCGCGTCGCGCTCGTTCAGCTCCTCGGCATCCCACGGATCGCCGTCCTCTCCTTCGATCGCGTCGAGGATCGCTCCGAACAGGAAGTCCCGCGTGTCCCCGTCCAGCGTCCGCCCGGTGTAGCGGTTCAGCACCGCGTGGATCCGATCGTTGCGGTCCTGCACGTCAACCGGCGCGGCGAGCTCAGGCTCGATCGTCACCTCGTCGTCACCGCGGAGCCCGATCACCGCGTCGATCAGCCGCTCGAGCACCTCCTTCGTGAGCCGCCACCCCTCGAACTGCCGCAGCCGGTGGCGGACCAGCCGAGCGTTCGACAGGTGCCGGCCCACCTCCTCGAGCACGGGCGTCACCGCCGGCGCGTGCCCGGTCACCCGGTCCACGGCGGCTTTGAGTTCGCGAGCCTCTTCATCGGTGAGCGCGCTGTCCTCTCGTGCGTCGGAGATCGCGTCCTTGATGGCCTCGGCCTCGCCGGGCGAGAGGCCCCGAGGGTCGCACTCGGCCGCCGGCGGGGCGGAGCGATGCCCGAGGGCGGCGTCCACGTCCTGCTTGTACAGCCGCTCGATCAGCTCGTGCTCCACGTTCACCTCCTCGTGGGTGACCCGCGCCCGGAGCGCCTCGTGGACGATCCGCAGCACCTCGTGGAGGGTGGCCGGCGTGATGTCGAGCGGGTCGCGCTCGAGGACGGCGCGGCTGCTCTCGAGCCCGGTACGGATCCGGCGCATCACCGCGGCGTGGTGGGCCAGCTCGGCGATCGGCTCCTCGTCCAGCGCCTGGTCCGCCTGCGCCGCGAGCGTGACCACGGCCTCGCCTACACGTGAGGAGTCGACGTTTTGGAGCATCTCGGCGGCCATCTCCGAGACTTGCTTACGTATGGAGTCGCGCTCGGCGATGACGCTCTCCACCCTCTGGGCGAGGAAGTTCGAGGCGACGCCGGCGGCGTTGAGCACCTGGTGCGCGGCAGCGTACGCCGTGCCGCTCTGGTAGGAGGCGAGCTCGGCCATGCGCTTCCGGACCAGGGTGATCACGGACTCCGGCGAGTTGTCGCCCTCCTCCGCGCGCAGGGCGTCCAGGACGTTGCTCCGGTCGCGCTCGTCCTTCTTGACGTGGAGCTCGAGCTGCTTGGTGAGCGACTGTACCTCCGCCACGACCAGGCGGGCGGCGTCCACCAGCGTGGTCCCCGGCCAAGCCTCGAGCACCTCGCGCAGCTCCACGGCCTCCTGCACGAGCGCTGGACGCCGGCGGATGTTCTCGAGCACGGCTGCCAGGTCGTCCTTCTCGCGGAGTTCGTCGGCGATGGCCTGGAGGTAGAGCGGCTGCTTGCGGAGCGCCACCACCTCGGTCTCGAGGCGGTCGATTGAGATGCCGTCCTGCTCGCGACCGTGCCGTACGATCGACGCACGCGCCGCGAGGGCCGCTGGCGTCGCGCGCTCGAGCGGCCCCCCGAAGCCGTCGGCCCACGCCGTGGCCCACTCGCGATCCCGCGCTGCAAGGGCGTCCGCGAGCGACGCATCGGCCGCCGGGGTCATGGGGTGCCGCTCCTGGCCTACGAAGTCTGGGGGCGAGGCTCGCAGCGCGGCGTTGGCCGCCTTCAGCGCCCCAACCTCGGCGGCGTACTGGTCGCGCAGCTCGCGCGCCTCGGCGAGCTGCGCCAGCACGGCGGCCGGGGACTGCGCTTGCCGGCCGGGGTAGCGCTCCTCGTGAGCCGGAACCCCCTGGAGGAACCGGAGCCAGCCGCGCCGGCTGTTCCAGATCTCGCCGGCCTCCGCGCGAGACACCGGCTTCTCGACGCGCAGGTCCCACGGCGACAGCCGGGCCACCGGGATCGTGAACTCGCCGCCACCGCAGGCGTGGCCGCTGCCGTCCTCGTCCGCGGCGATCGTCGTCCACAGCGGGACCAGTACCTGCGCCGGTTGCGGCGCCAGCGCGCCGAGGTCAGCGGTCGGGATGGCCAGTACACGAAGCAACGCGAACCATTGACCAGTCGTCGGGTTCATCAGTAACACTCCAGGTATTCGGTTAGATGGACGATTTCGTCGCCGCGGCGGGCGGCGTTGAAGGCCGATTCCGTCGCGTGCTTGAGCTTGCTGACCGCCTCGCGCAGGGACTCGCGATCGATCAGGCCGGCGCGCACGGCGGCGCGCATCGCATCGATCTCGGCGCCCTCGACGGGGATCCCGATCTCCTTGCGCCACTCCTCGTAGGTGAGGGTGGACATCAGTTATCCCGTGGCTTGGTGAAGTCCATGCCGCCGGACGCGCGCGCGCCTCGGCGAGCTTCGAGAGCCCGTCCGCGGCCTCGTCGGCGGTCACGCCGGCGGCGCGGAGCGGGTTGGCGTCGCGCTCGCGGAGCGCCGCGGCGAGCTTGTCCAGCCCGCGGTTCCACTGCGCGCGCTCCTCGTCGGTCCGTGGACCCTTCAGCCGCTCGGAGATCGCGGCGCGCAGCTTGGAGCGGACAGCGGCGTCGCTCTCATCGGGCGCGAACTCGACGCCCCAGCTCCGGGCCGTCGTGCGGAGGCGCTCGCCGGCGTGGAGCTCGTTGCGGCGGGCGCGGCGCTGGCGTCGCCACAGCACGAACAGGAGGACTAGGATCAGGAGGCCGGGGAACGTGACCGCGAAGAGGAGCATCCACTCTTATATGGACGTTACCCGGTAATGGTCAAGCTTCTTACAGCGCCCGGAGATCAGTTCGCGATCGCCACGGCGGCCGAGGCGACGTGCGCCCCGATCGCGACGTTCACATACCACGTGGTCGGCCCAACCCCGCTCTCCGTGAGGGCCACGGTGAAGTCGCCGGCCTCGCCGGAGACCAGGTCGAAAACCTTGTTGGCCGTGATGGTTGCGATGGTAACGCCGTCACCGATCCCGGTTCCGCCGTTCGGTGCAGTGGCCGTAGGGGCGCCCGCTGCCACGTCGCTCACCCACACCCGGACGTGCGCCTTCGCGGCGAGGTCCCCGCCGGCGATGTTCTTGAGCTGGACCGTCGAGGTGCGCGTGGTGCCGATCTGCGCGTCGACGGAGATGGTCGGGGTCCCTGGGATCGCGGCCACGACGGTGGCGGCGAGCTTCGCGGCGGTCACGTTCGCGTCCAGGATCTTGGCGGTGGTCACCGCATCCGCGGCCAGCTTCGCATCCGTCACTGCGAGGGCGGCGAGCTTTCCGGTCGTGACGTTGAGATCGAGGATCTTCGCGGTGATCACCGCGTTGGCCGCAAGCTGGGCGTCCGTCACCGAGAGCAGCGCCAGCTTTGCGGTGGTGACGGCCAGCGCCGCGAGCTTGCCCGTGGTGACCGCCAAGTCTTCGATGTCCGCGGTGGCGACGCCGCCGGTCGGCCCCTCGGTGCCGCTGAACACCGGCTCCCACTCCGTGGGCTCGGTGCCGTGCTTGATCATCGGGTAGGCGCGCTCGGTGTCGGCGTCGACCCAGATCAGGAACGATCCAGGCAAGCCGGGGCGCCCTGCTCCCTCCACCCGTGGATCGTTGTAGGTGACGACAAAGTCGCGGAGGAGAGCGTCGGTCTGCCGGATGTGCGCCATGCAGTGAGGCTCGCACGACGCCGAGCGGTGCCGCTACCCAGGCGTCGACGAGTCAGGTCACGTTGCGAGCAGACCCGTACAGGTACTTGGCGTCATAGACCGCCGGGATGTTCCAGCCGTCGGGGTCGGCCAGCGCGGCCACGGCGGCGGCCAGGACCGCAGCGTCCACCTGCTCCGACGTTTTGTAGGCCCCCTGATCGCGGACCTGGATCGTGACCGTGAAGCCGTCGATCACCGGCGCACCGTCGGATCGGTAGACCGCCGCCTCGATCCGGATCTTGATCGCGCCATCTTCCGCGCTGGAGATGCCGCAGAGACACACGTGCAATTCCCGATATGTAGTGATGAACGCCATGGGAGCCGATGCTACAGGGTCCACGCCATTCCGAAGGAGCCCCGCCGCACGGTGATCGTCGCCGACGATCCGGTCTCGATCCTCGCCTGCAGGGTCATCCGGCCGTTGGCGTTGGGGACGATGATGCCCTCGATCGCGAACACGTAGTCCAGCCCAGCCGTGTCCACGCTGGACGCCACTGCCGGCCCCTGGCTTGTAGTGATCGGCGTGGCAAACATGACCGTCGGCCCGGCGACGATCTGGCCGATCATCGTCGCCGAGGCGCCGAACACCGAGTAGGTCGGAGTGACCACGGTGAGCCCCGGGCCGATGTTGGCGTTCGTCGATCGGACGAGCGTAACGAAACGGAAGTAGTAGCTGCGGTCGGCGAGGAGATCGAACCCGACGGTTGGCGACCCGGACACCCCCACAGCAACGTCGGCGTAGCTCGTCGACATGAACGGTGAGTCTGCCGTCTTCGCGACCACCTGCAGGCCGAGCACGCCTCGCGCCTGCGTCGAGGTCAGCGCGGTCACCGGCCCGGTGGCGTCGGTCGCGTTGCCGAGCAACCTCGGCCCCGCGATCGGCAGGAGCTGGGTGATGGGCAGGAACCCACCGACGAAGCCGCCTGGCTCCGGCGGCTCTGCCCATCGCAGGTCCGCCCTGAGGAACTCATCCTCGTTTCCCGTCGGCGGCGGAATGAACGCCACCCAGTCGTTCGGGCCGTCGCCCTGCTTGGCCATCAGCACCGCGGCGCCGTCGCCGTTGACGTAGACGAGCATCGCTCCGCGCTGCGCTGCGCGTCCCTGCGTCGGGATGCGCGGATCGTTGTACGTCGTGACCATGACCGGCGTGGGAGCGTCCGACTGCGGGAAGATTGACGGCATTGTCCGATGATGGCGGACGCCGCCGCGCAACGTCAGGGCGTCGGCATGGCCACGAGCCGCCCGACGAGCTCGGCCAGCCGGGCCGCGCCATCCACGGAGATCTCGCCGGCCTCGGCCGCCGAGGCGATGGCTCGCTGCAGGTGCTCCACAGCGCTCCGCGCCCGCTGCCGTGCCTCGCTCCACTGCGCCTCCAGCTCCACCAGGGCGGCGAGCTCGAGCACGTGGTGGCCGGTCCCGGAGCCAGATCGAGCGTTCTCGCCGATCCGCTTCTCGAGCCAGGCGCACCGCTCGGCGATCAGCCGGCGCATCCGGGCGCGCTCGGGCACCGGGTAGCCGCGGAGCGACTCGCACGGGTGATCCTCGGGGAACGTGGGGCGCTCGCCCTGGCTACCGCTCATCGCGAACTCTCCGGATGGCGCGCTGCCGGGCGAGCCTGGACTCGATGCGGTTCGCGGCGAAGAAGTCCGGCGAGACCGAGCGGCTACCATCGGGTCGCACCGGGCACCGCGTCTGCCACGACTTGCGCAGCCGGAGCTCAGCGCGCCGGAGCTGCTCCTCGGTGTAGACCGTCCACCACACGCGCTTGTCGCGATCGGCGCGCGCCCATTGCTTCCACGAGCCGAGGTCCATCTTGCGTGCGATGCGGAGCTTCACCGGCGCAGCTCCTGGCCGCGCTCGCTCCACCGCTCGCGCGCGCATCGGTCGCACGATGCTACGTCGCACCGCCGCGCGTAGCCGCCGAACAGGGAGCGCTCGTGGTCCGTGACCGGGATGCGGACGAACCGGGCGTTGAACCAGCGTACCTCGCCGTCGTCAGTGTCGACGATCCAGTAGCGCTCCGTCGCCCCGTCGGCGGCCGGCTTGCCATCCTCGCCGACGATCGGCTCGTCCTCCACCCGGAGCAGAACCCCGATCGCCTTCGCCCACTGCTCGTTCGCCAGCGTCCCCGTCGATAGCTCGACCACGGTGTCGCCCGGTCGAATCTCCTCCATCCACAGCGAACTGTGGAGCTGGCGCGGGGTGCCGTTGCCGAGCAGCGCCGAGTAGAGCGTCCGGCCGAGCTGCAGCTCGAGCTCCGTGAAGCGCGACATCACCCACCCTCGCTCGGCCTGCTCGCGATCTCCGCCCACCTGCATTCAGCATTTGCGCATTCGACGCCGCCACCGGCGCGCGGCCTGGTCTCGTGGCCACACGACGGGCAGTGTTCCGGTCGCGCGCGCGCCACGATCGGCCCGGCGGGCACCTCCACGACACCGCTTCCGACCTCGATTCGGATCTCGGTTGGACGAGTCGCCGTAGGCGGCAACGTCACGGTGTGGTGGACCGTCTGCTCGAACCGACGCCGGTTCGCTAGCCCCGGATCGAGCACCTCGGGATGCAGCCCGCTCGGCGCCTCGTGGTCGATGACCACCGACTCGGCCGGTGACACCACCACCGCCTGCTCGATGTCCGTGTTCGAGTACACCGCACCGCCGTTCCACGTGGACGCGCGGACGATGGCGCCGAGAACGTACGGCGGCGGATCGATGTCGCTGGAAAGCTTCCCGCGAGAGCGGGCGAACTCGGCGCGAAGGATCATCAGCGCCTGCTCGTACGTCATCGGCGTCTTGTTGCGCTGTCCCCGGTCCACCACGCCCTGCAGGAGCTGCTCGTCCGTGAAGGTGCCAACCACCCACCCGAGCGAGAACACCAGGCCGGAGCGCAGTCGCACGAGCGCCGTCCGATGAACGTCGGCGGTTCCCAGCGCGCCGTCGAGCTGGCCGAGCAGCCACGCCACCAACTCCGCGCGCGTCGGCGGCAGCAGCGACAGGTGCGGGCTGTTGGCCGCGCGCCACCGCTTCACACCGTCGTCGTGGGCCGCCTTGATGCGCACCCGATCCTCGCGGAGTCGGCGCGCCTCCTCGGCTGCGGCGCGGACGCGATCCTCGAGCTTCACGCCCTCGAAGCCGTGGACCAGGCCCGCGAGCATCCGCGCCTCGGCCGCGACGCTCTGGGCGTGCGCGATGATGTACTCGAACGGCGCGCTCGGGGACATCCCGAGCACCTCGCGGAGCCGCGCGCAGAACGCCCCGGCCTTGTTGCGCTCCGCCTCCAGCGCCTCGAGCTGCGGCCGGAGCTTGCCCACCTCGCCCTGCCACTCGGCGGATGACCGCATGTGCCTGTCGCGCTCCACCCTGTAGCCGCCGAGGTCGGCCACGCCGGCGAGCACCTGCTGGACCAGCGTGCCCCCGGCGGGCATCACCGCGCCGTGATGGACGAGCCTGTCGCGGACCGTCTGCAGCTCGTTGATGTACTCCGCCGTAGGCCGCCCGATGAGATCGGAACGCGCCGGCGGCCGGCGCAGCCTCAGAACCCACCGGCCATCCAGCCGCCGCAGCCACTCGCCGGCGTGGACGCTCTTGCCGTCCGTCGTCTCGGTCTCGACGAAGCGCGGAGCCTCGGGACCGGGCGGGCCGTCGAACACGATGTCCACGTTGACGGTGGAGGTCTCGAGCCGCTCGACGATCGAGCGCAGGTCGGTGAGCTTGGAGAGCGCGGCTGCCATCGCTCCGGAGTTCTTGATCCCGTGCGGGAACGCGGCGCCAACCCATCCCTGATACGCCTCGCTGAGCACGTCGCGAGACTTCACGAGGGCGCGCACGCACTCGAGGACGCTGCCTCCCTCCACCGTGGAGCATGCCTTGCTGATCGCGTCGATCTCCGACCGCGCAGCTTCCAGCGCCGTCCGCTGGTCGATCGTCGCGGCTGCGGCGCGCTCGGCCATCTCGCCGAGTGCGCGCACGTCATCGCCCTTGGCGAGTTCGGCAGCGGCCACCGCGCGCACCCCGTCCACGATCGCGGTGTCGGAGACATCGCCGCGGCGCTGCCAGCCGAGCGCGGTCATCACCTCGCGGCGCCACCAGCCGACGCTGACGAACCGGGCCGATCGGACACCGACCTCGCGCACGATTGTCGCGTCCATCTCCTCACCCTCCATCCCGACATTCTCCTTACCGAGGCTGCTGAACCCCATCACGTTGAGGATGTCTCCGCGCAGCTTCGCCAGCATGGGCAGTGCCTTGGCACCGCACGCCACGAGCGCCAGCAGGCCGGCGTTCGTCGGCACCGCCATCGGCTCCACGCCCAGCGCCTGCAGCAGCTCCCTGCGCCACCAGTCCTCACGCGCCGTCCCCGGCAGCGTCCGCGCCGCGCGCTCGGCCAGCGTGTCGATGCCGCCGAGCACGGCCTCGAGCATCGGCCCCTCGGCCATCGGCACACCGTGCTGCACCAGCCGGGCGTCGATGGTGCGGAGGCTCGCCTCCAGCGCCGCAGACGCCGTCTCTGCGTCCTTCGCGCGCTCGATCGCTGCCTCGGCCTTGGCGCGCTCGGCGGTGACCTGGTTGGTCGCCTTGGCGTACGCCTCGTTGGCCAGCCCCAGCTCCGAGACCAGGCTGGCCACATGCGACTTAGCCGCGCGCAGCTCGGCCGCGTGGCACCTCGCGGCGAGCTCGTCGAGGCTATCCGCGATCGCCACCCACGTGCGCGCCGCTACGGGGACGCCGGACGCGACGAGCTTCGTCGTCATGCGGTCGGCCGCCGCCTCGCGCTTCGCGATCCCGGTCGACATCGCCTCGCCGTCCTCCTCGGCCTGATCGAGAGAGTGCCGCGTCATCTCGAGGTCGTGCGCCAGCTTCTTGGCACCAGCCTCCGTGGTCGAGAGCTTGCCCTCCGCATAGGCCAGGTCCGCGCGCGCCCGTCCGATCTCCTCGGTGTGCGCCGCCTCGGCCGCCGCGAGCTTCGCCTCCATCTCCTCGATCCGAGTCTGGAAGGACCGCCGGTTCGATTCGATCACCTCGAGCGCCCGGTCCAGCTCCTTGCGAACGTGGAGCTCGGCGCCGGCGCGCGCCTGATCGCGCATCTCCTTCACAGCCCGCAGCAATTCGGCCACGCCCTCGACGAGATCCGGGTCCTTGTGCTCCACGAGCCGAGACCACCCGAGCGCGTCGATGAGGTAGTGGCGGAGCAGGGTGTGCTTTCGCTCCACGTCCACCCCGCGGGCGCCCGCGGCGAGCAGCTCCTTGATGGTCGCGAGGATCCGGATCTCCGACTGCTCATCGGCAGACAGCCCAGCGGACAGGGCCACGCGCGACCGGAGGGCGCGGTAGCCGCTCTGCGCCACGAGCAGGTCGCGTGCATCCCGACGCGCGATCACGATGGCGCCGATGATCGCCTCGTCCGATCGCCCGCTGCCGTCGGGCTCGCCCTGATCGTTCGTGATCCCGACGGCCCGCGCGACGCTGGCGCGGAAGGCGGCGTGCGCGGCGCCGGCGCGCAGGTCCGCCACCACCGGCCGGCCGCGCAGCTCGGCCACCTCCGCGAGCAGCCGCTCCTCGCGGTCCTGCTTGGCCTCGAGAGCGGCGATCCGCTCGTGCGCGGCGTTGAGCTTGTGGTCCAGGTCCGCGGCGCGAGCGCGGGCGCGTGTTGTGAGCCGCTCCTGCATCTCGAACCGCGCGCGGACCGCGGCCCATTCGCGATCCTTGTCCGGCGGCAGCCCAAGCAGCTCCGAGGCGTCGGCCACCAGCTCGGAGATCGCGACCTTCCGGCCGGCCGCGTAGCCCGTGTCCCACTGACGGGTGAGGGGATCGATCGCTTCATCCTGGTTCGCGGCGGCGGCGTCGATCGCGTGCCCCTCCGCCACCATCTGCACCATGCGGTGCCGCGGCGAGCTCCACGAGAAGCCCTGCGCCGCGGCGAGCTCGTTGAGCGGCGTGGACTTCACGTCGACGATGGGTGCGTCGGTCACGAGCTTGCTGCCCATCGCCGCGGCGGTCATCTCGGGCGAGAGCGTCAACGGCGCGGCGGACGGCGGCTTGCCCGTCACGCCGGCCGACTTCATCACGGCGGTCACGTAGCTAACCGCGGCGTCGCGAGCCTCGGGGTCGAGAGCGACGGGCGCGGCGTTCATCGCGGCCACGCGGCGATCGTGATCCTCGCGCACCGAGGTGGCGTCGTTTGCGTCGATCAGGTTCTCTGCCTCGCGTCGGCGCAACCACGCGAGCGCTTGGCGAGCGCACGCGCGCCGCGAGTGATCGGGGTCCCCACCCTGGATCGACGAGCCGGCGGTGGGGTGCGCGTCGGAGCCGGACGAGGGCCACACAGACCAGCCGTAGATCACCTCGCCATCGGCCTTCGTTTCCTCACTCCATTGGAGGCCGAGGTCGAGCCGGTCGGCCACGACCTGCGCCCCGGCCCGCAGACGCTCGGCCATCGTGGCGTCGTTGCGCGATGACCGCGACTCCGCCAACCACGCCGGCGGGTCGCCCAGGACCAAGACGCGGTCCGCCGGTCGGCCGAACTCGGCCTCCTGCGCGGCGGTCAACCCGGGCCCCTGGCCGTCAACCACGCGCGCGCCGGTGCCGATCAGCTCGGTACTCAGCGAGCCGTCTGACCCCTCGAGCAGCGCCCAGAAGGCGGCACCGCCCTCGGCGATCAGGCCCACCTCGCGCACCAGGTACCGAACGCCTCGTAGATCGATCGTCTTTCCTCGTAGTGACATGAACCCTCCGCGCTCCATTTATCGGGATTGCCCGCAAACTGTCAAGGTCCGCGCTCGGAGTCACGGACCGCGTGAAGTACCGCCCGGCGTCACCTTTCGTTGGCGTCGTCTTTGTCGACCGGAATAAGATCGGAATATTCCCGCTCTATTCCGCCCGAGCTTTGCGAGTGATTCAGTGCGCTTGAGCCGACGGTTGGTGAGCACGGCCACCGAACAAGCGCCTTGGAAATTCCCAGGACCAGCCACGAGCGAACTCGTAGCTAAGACGTGAACATCACAGGGAATGGACGATTTTGTCCTTTTTCGGACCTGGCCCCGCGTGTTTCCACCGCCGGCCCGACATACAAGGCCGTCGGGGCGTCGGGGCGTCCGGCCGCACCTGGGGCACGGCTTGGGGGTCTCGTCGATCTCGGGTGGGGGCGTCATCGCTTCGCGTCCACGCCGTGCTCGAAGGTGTCGAGCTCGAGCCCAAGCCTCCGCGCCGCGGCACGCAGCGGATCGCGGTGGTGATGGCTGTCCGAGGTACGCCACAGCACCCGCAGCCGCTCGCGGATCACGTCGTCGCTCTCCTCGATCAGCTCGGCGGTGACGCGGTAGCGACGGACGCTGACCACCCCGTTCCAGACCCGGGGGCCGGAGCCGTCGAGACCGTTGAGCACGTGCGTCAGGTTGTCGGAGAACGTCTCGACCACGCGCGGGAACGCGGGCGGCGCCGGCGGCGCGGGTTTCTTCTTCGGTGGCATCACGCCGCCGATCGCTCGTACGTGACGATCGCCAGCGACACCAGCTCGTTGCGGATCGCCCACCTCGCCAGCGCGATCGTGCTGCGGAGCCCGAGCTTGCGGAGGAGGCGCATCCGGTGGCAGTCCACCGTCTTGGTGCTCGACCCACGCGCGGCGGCGATCTCCCTGCAGGTCGCACCGAGCGCCAGCAGCCCGGCCACCTCGGTCTCCGTAGGCGTGAGACCGGGCCACGGGACGGTGGTGGTTTCGGCCTCGGGCGATCGATCGGGCGTGACCAATTCATTTGGCCCAAGCCGACCATTTGGAACATGTGGTGATGACTCGTGGTTCATGCTGTTTTCCTTCTCGCTCAACCAATTCGTTTGGCCCAAACCGGCCATTTGGAACTACCTGAGATCGCTTACGCGCCTTTGCGCGCCGCGATCGCCTCGGCCAGCCACCCGCGGGCGCGCGCGAGGTCCGCGTGCTGGCCCGCCGTGAGGGCGCGTGCCGGCTGCAGCTCGGCGATGGTCAGCGCCAGCTTCAGCCCGCGCAGCACCTGCTTGGTGGTGAACGGCGCGATCCGCTCGCTACGTGAACGGCCAGCCCCGGCTCGGTGGGATCCGCGGGGAGCGGGCGGGGGTGCCGTCTTGCTGCGCATCGGTCTCCTGGGGTTCGTCGGGGTAGACGCCGTGGGCGTGGAGGATCTCGTCCAGCACCTCGAGCTCGGCCCGGTGATCGCCGCCCTGGTCCTCCACCAGGGCGCGGACGCTCTCGAGGGAGCGGAGCTTCGCGGGGGTGAGACTGTCGGCCTGGCGCCTCGTGCGGATCTCGGCGACGGCGCGGCCGACGGGCGAGCCGCGGCGCGCCGTCTGCTCGAGCTGGCGTAGCTCGGTGCCTGTGAGCTGCCTCGTCACCGGCGCCTGCCCCTGCGCTTCGAAGGCGGGCGCGGCTTGCGGTGCGCCTGCACCTCCTGCACGACGGCGGCGAGGAACTCCGCGCGCGTGAGCGGCGGCTGTCGGTCGAGCGGACGGATCGCGAGGTCGATGACGCGGATCTCCTCCGTGAGCGCCTGGCGCTCGGCGCGGTACTTCGTCGCGTAGCGCACCGCCAGCGCGAGCGCTGACTCGAACTTGAGGGCCCGCGATCGCCACTCCATCGGCGGGTTCGTGCAGACATCGCCCTCGAGCTTGCGGCGGCAGAGCAGCGGGTACTCGAGCTCGGGCCGCTCGCGCTGCTCATCCGTCGCGTACGTGCAGTCGCAGTCCGGACAGCGCTCCTCGGGGTGGCGAACCGACTCGGCGCCCTCGGCGAGCAGCGACGCGTGATCGGCCAGCGCGGCGCGCAGGCGCACGATCTCGCGGACCGCCCGGATCGCGAGCAAGTGCACGTCCATGTTGAGCCCGTTGAGCACCCGAAGTCCATCGAGCTCGGCCTCGCTGAGCTGCTCGTCGAGGATGTCCTCGCTCACGCGGCACTCCGCTCCGCCTTGAGGCGCGGCGCCAAGACGTTGAGGTACTCCCAGAGGTACACGCCGAAGAACCGCGCGGCCTCGCTGTAGCCCATCGCGCGCACGCGGCGGTTCGGGCTCCATCCCGCATCGAGCTGCGCGAGCCACCACGCGCAGCGCGGCGAGCGTGTCGGCGGCGGCGCCGTCCAGAACTCCTCGGCGCTGGCGACCCGTGGAGGCTTCACGGCCATCAGCGCGCTCCGACGCAGACGGCCAGCACGATCGCGAGACCGTAGGCGGCGATCGCGATCGCCGTGGCCAGGTCCCGCCACACCTCGATCGAGCTGGGCGGCGACGGCAGCCGGCGGGGGCGGGTGTACAGGTCTCGGATCGGGTCGAACGTCATGGCGCGAAAGCCTCCTCGGGGAAGTAGGGCAGGGTGAAGCGGGCGGCCTCGATGGCTGCGTCGTGGGTATCGGCGCGGACCGAGACGCCGGTGACGCGCCCGTCCGGGTGCTGCTGCAACACGCGCCACGTCGAGTCACACGCAGCGTTGCTGGCTTCCAGGTCGATCCGCGCCACTCGCCGCGGCCACACCTTCACGAGGCGGAGCAGCGCCTCGCGCTCGGCCGTGCTGCGCGCGAGCCCGGCCGCCGTGTCGTCGAGATCGCGGGTGCGGGCGTTGATGCGCGCGCAGGCGTCGAGGAGCACGGCGCGGGTCTCGCGGACCAGCCGCGGGCCGTCGGCCTCGGGCGCGATCGGCCGCTCGAGCGCCTTCAGCGCGGTGTCGATCTCCGAGAACCGGAGCGCCATCGGCAGCGGTGGATCATCGGCGGTCCGCTCGAGAGCCCACGTCGCGACGTTGCGCAGGCCGTTGATGGGGCCGGAGCTCGCGGACGCGCGCACCTTGCTGTCGTAGTGGTGCAGCGCGCTCTGGTGGAGCATCTCGGCGTGCAGCTTGGGGAGCCACACCTCCACCGAGACCGTGTAGCCGAACTCGCCTACCGACGGCGCCGTGGTCACTGCGGCTTCCGAACGAGCTTGCCGCTCGCGTCGAGGATGTACGGTACGTTGGCCTCGATGCCGCCTTCACCCACCTCCCCGATCACCCATCTGTATCGCCGCGCGGACGGATCCCAGCGCTTGATGAGGACCGTGCCTCTGTAGCCCGCCGTCGCCGTGCCGCTGTCGCCCGCCGTCGCCGTGCCGCTGTCGCCCGCCGTCGCCGTGCCTCTGTCGCCCGCCGTCGCCGTGCCTCTGTCGCCCGCCGTCGCCGTGCCTCTGTAGCCCGCCGTCGCCGTGCCGCTGTCGCCCGCCGTCGCCGTGCCTCTGTCGCCCGCCGTCGCCGTGCCGCTGTCGCCCGCCG